AACTATAACTTCGTGTAAAGCAAATCCAACTACAGATGAAATAAATTGAACTTAAACTTTTTTATCAGAACATGCCTTAAACATTTTAATTGCTCCACATTACTGAAATTATAGTTCCAAATATAAATCCAGCTATAAACATAGATAGATTCGTAAAAATAAGATCTATTTTTGATTCTTCTTGTTTAGGTTTTTCGACATAATCTTTAGGTTGTTGCATCTTATGTTCCTTATCAACTGGCACCCCTGACAGGACTCGAACCTGTAACACCGAGGGTAGAAACCTCGTGTTCTATCCGGTTGAGCTACAGGGGCAAAATGGTGGGCCCACCAGGATTTGAACCTGGGACCAAGAGATTATGAGTCTCCTGCTCTAACCACTGAGCTATAGGCCCAAAACTATTATACCTCAAAATCTAAACAGGTACGTGTGTTATTTGTAATTGTTTTTAGTATGATTGGTGCTATCATTGAAGCCATTGTAGATTACTTCGTTTATTGAAAAATGTGATGAATGCTTTAATTCATATTAAATCATGACATTTAGACGCACCATAGCGCTTTATACATTTTCTCTCTTCAATAAGAAGATCTAACCTTTCATTAGCTTCCTGCTCGAGTCGGAGCAGATCTAATGTAGGAATTTTAAATTTTACTTTATGTCCACTTTTCCACCTAACAATTAGGTCTTCAATATAATCATTAGGCAAACCTACGCTTGGATCAGCTGGCGCTATCTGAGCCTCAACTATTACAGATAATCCACTTTTAATAGTGGATTCAAATTCAAATTTGTACATAATTTGTTCCTCTCTATTTTAAAAATATTTTAACAAATTTGAATTTATTTGTAAAATTAAAATTTTTTATTTAGCTATAAAATATAGCTATATGAAATATATTTAACTATCCATAGTGTTCTAAATATTTTTCAATATTTCTGCGTAGCTCATTTCTTCATCGCCTAACCAAGTTGTGCGCTTTGATTTCAGCCGATGTAATTTAGCAAGTGCTTCGCTGAACGCACCTGGACCGTCCACTTGCGTTCGTGTACCCGTCGAAACCCGTCACCTCCGTCATGGTGGAAGTGGGTGGAATCGAACCCCTGTCCGAACGCCATCACGTTCGCTTCATCCGGCCAGTTGCCAACCTCACCGGGAGTGAGATTCTTTCGAGGCCGTGAAATAGTCGCGCATCACTTCTTCCTCATAATCGTCGTCGTCGAGATCAATATCAGGTGGTTCGCTGAAAACAGCGATCACTATTAGGCACATCACACCGACGGCAAACACTGCAAACAAGGCGTCCATTACATTCCCCTCTATCTACTCAGTTGTCAACTTCACCGGGGGGGTGAAATTCTAAAAATTTTTCGAAGCACAAACAGTCCAAACGCTAAAAGCAAATACCCAACTGCCAATAGGATTTATGCCGCAAGTATCCATAACAGATCATGCATTCATGCACCTTTCTTCTCATTATGTGCTTGTTGAAAGCCGAGCTCTATGACAGGACATCCGTTGCGATGTGCTCCGCGTTCTGAGCGGTAAATGCCACATGTACCTCTACGACATTTTGCACGCGCCCACTCTTCTACCTGGCGCAGGTCGTTGGTCAGCTGCTTCAGTATGTCGGCAACTTCAGGAGCGGCATCCAGATATTTTGCGCCGTAGGGAAAGAGACTCGGCGTTTCTACGAGATTGTTGGCAAGGGTTGCCAGCTCGCGGGCGCGTTTGATCAATTCATCGTGATTCATTGCCCTTCCCTCTCCATCTGTGCCAGGTCGCCCGCATCAAATGTGTTGGCGTACGGGACACCTGTGATTCCCGCGAACTTGCGGCACCGGAACTGCTTGGCGTTCGTCCGGCTCACCCGCATCTGGAGTAGATGCCCGGTGCTCATGAAGTTGAACACGGCCACGTAGATCCAGTTCGACCACCAGCGCCAGCGGCCGATCTTCACATTTTCCACGGTCAGCACGTTGACTTTCATCAGAGCTTTCTCCTAAGTATTTCTCTCCTTGTCGCAAACCACGAAGGTTTAAATAGTCGGCCTACCCCATGTACGTGTTACGGTAACTTTCACACCAGGGCTATCGGGATACCATAGTCTAACCGTCTTTGGACGTAAAACGATGTTGTATAAAGGTACAATCAAGACTTTTATTTTCATAAGTAATTTCTCAACTTAGAAAAAATTTTTAGGATCGTATAAAATTAAAAGTACTAACACAAAAGCTATTAAAATTAATATTGAATCCATATTAGTCTCTAAATTTGGAGCCAGAGACAGGAATCGAACCCGCGACATCCTCATTACAAGTGAGGCGCTCTACCTACTGAGCTACTCTGGCATTATAGCACAAATAAACGGAAGTCGAACCCACACTCTGTCTATAAATGTAGCTCCTCTTTCTGTTCTGCTATCGCCTCGTGCGCTAATTGCGCGGACATGTCGAGTTTCTCCAGACGATCGGCCATCTGCTCAAGCAAATTTGCCACCTCGTCTGCATAAGCTGCCTTGTTCAATACCCCAGTCTCGGTGAGTGGCTGCGATTTGATGTCGTTCGCCACCTCTCTGGCGCGTTTGATCAGTTCGTCGTTGCTCATTTCAACCTCGCCCACGGTGATGACAGGAGCGCCAGGATCGCGGCGCAGATGACGACTATCAGGATCGCGGCGCAGATGACGACTATCAGGATCGGCTCGCTCACAGCACCACCTCGCCTCGGTTGAGCTTATCAACAAGCTCCTCAACTTTTTCTCTCGGGCCGTAAGGTATCCAGGGGTTCCTGTATGCCACGTCACACGAAGCATCCCACTCCTCAAACTGTACGTCGTATTCAGGAAAGTACGCGGGTAGTCCGGTCTCCGGCACCTCGTAGTCGGGCCAATGCTCCAGGGCATAGGCGACAAGTCGGTGGTGGACGCGCATGAGGTCGGCTGCCCGTGCTGCCAGGGCTTGGGTTGGGTACTCAAGGCCGAAGCGTCTGCGCATGGATGATTCGATGCCCTCGCCTACATCCCCCCAACCGTTCACATAGAACCGCCCGCCCTTCGGCTCCCATTGTTGCGGCTTCGGGGGTTCGATGGTGATGCTCTCACCGCGTTGTAAAACATCCCACTGCTCATCAGTAAACTGAATTGTCTTGCTCATGATCACACTCCTTATTATGGATCAATCTATTCAATGTCTCTTCTATTTGACGTGCTTTTACTCGATGGATGTAAAGTCTTTGCATATTTGGATAATAATTCATCATCCGCAATTTTGGACTAAATGAATTGCGCTTCAATACAAAGACAAACCAAAACCAATCAAAAAACCCAACGGCTTTAATTTCTTTGATGTATCTTTTTAGCATTGATTAAATCCGTATAAATCTCACAAGAATTTGGTCGGCATTTATCTGAGTCTAGAGCACAACCACCATCTACAAAGTTGGTACAAGTTTCATAAAGAGATTGTTGCTCGCATATTTTAAAAAGCATGGGATATTGATTATCCACGCTAAAATTCATTTCTTTTCCAAGTTGTATGGAAGGCAACAATTTTTGAGCAACATAACGAGCACCTTCTTTTGTTATAGGCTGGGCCATATAAACGCAATGAAAAACTGCGTCATTCAGTGTTTTGAATTGGGTGCGCAATGGACGCCAGAAGAAATCTGAGCCCTCTTTTTCTTTTCTAAAAGCTATATAGCTCATAGTATATCCTCCTCTTGCTCGTTTAGCTCTTTTCGTTTTATTTTCCAGTAAAGAGGACCATAACCTCTAAGGGCAAACAATTCTTCAATATTTATTGGCTTAGCCCATTCACCCCACTTAATGAGCTTAACAGTTGGCTTATCCTCTCTTACTTTTTTGATGAGTTTAATTATTTTATCGTCCTCCCAAGGCTGAGCACCATCCCACCCCATCAGATTTTGAAAAGGCGGAATTTGCTCTCCTTTTTCATCAAGGAACGTAGTATTTCCGTTAGTAAATAGTGCTATTTGGGAGATCTTCATAATTTACCTCCATCATCAATGATGGTGCCCGAGGCCGGACTCGAACCGGCACTGTCTTACGACAGGCAGATTTTAAGTCTGCTGCGTCTACCAAATTTCGCCACTCGGGCAATAAAGTTTATTAAAGAACTCCTGTGAGAGTGAGGCCTTTAAACTTAACACCTCATTTGAGATGATGGCTAGCACACCATCTCCTTTCTACTCTATTGTAGAATCACTCCTATGGCCACTTGAAGCAGGGTTCTTCAACAACCCCTCTACACAGGAGCTCTTCAATAAACTTTAAACATTTTGTAAAATAAATTATAATTTAATTGAAAGAAAAAGTAAAATTAAACTTTTTTATAGCCTTATAAATTTAATTTATAGGGCACTATCTATTTAACACTAAAGAAAATGTTGAAAACGAGCCTTCATAGCATCAATTGTCTTCTGTGGCACGTCATGTGCACTTTTATTTCCGTGTAAATTATTGACAGTCAGTACAATTACTTCATAATCCTCCTCTTCTGCTTTGTTGAGATATTTTTTGAACTCCCAACACTGTGTGTTTGTACTGTCTACGATAACAGTGGTTTCTCGACGTTCGAGAGCCTCTCAGAATTGCCGGAAACAGGCGGCGTGGGCTAAGTGCAATTTCTTGCTATCGAAAACATATTCACCATACTCATTAACGAAATAGTTGTCGGCGGACACGACAACAGTATCACAGGGATTCAAACTGACGAGTAACTCTGCGAAATGTGACTTCCAGAACAAGGCAATCCACGTAAGATAATGCATGTCGACATAATTAATTCCTCGCTTGTTTTACAAATGACACAGCTTCTTTCCACTCAAAGAACTCACCTTGAGTAAAGAGTCGAAAACACTCCTCACCAAACCCTGTCATACTAACGACGAGTTCATTATCAGACTCACGTCGCCTGAAAGATATACAACGCAAACGAAACAAGCTCGCAAGTGTCATAAAGTGAAACTGCGGTGCTTTTCTCTCTTTAATGAAGAGTAATCGCAGACAATGTTTCTGGGATTCAGAAAATTTCATAAGTCACCTCACTTGTTTACAGGTGAGGTACACAGTTTCAAAAGGTGATGACAAAGAAACTTTCGATTTTAATTTAAGTTCCTTAATAAGATCAATAACATTTTCGTTAAGAAGCTGTAATGTTTCTTCATTGATATAAAGCTCCCTGAAACATTCTTTCAAACTATTTATTATAGGATGAAGAACATCAGACATTATGACGTAGGTCATAGTACATTGTGTAGGATCAAAACCGCGGACTGAGTCGACGGCGAAATTATTTGTGTAAACAAAAACTTTGCACGGATAGTTATTAGACATGACTATCACTCCTCTATAACTAAGCTGACAAAACAAAGAAAAGGAAAAAATTTTCACGAAGCAAGACATTTTCCTTACAGAAGAAATTTTGTGTAAATTTTTTGAAAAAATCTCACTTTGTATATGCGAAGTTACGCGAAAATAGCAAAAATGCCTTGCGATGTTATGCGAAAGACCACAATCGCACATAATCGCGCACAATCGCGATTTGCGAAACCTTTGTCTCCGTCAAATTTCTTCTCTCTCACGCCCTCGCGGAGTATGTTTCATATAGTAACCTTTCAAATACTCCCAATCTATTAACGCATAACAAATCACAAGAAGTTCTCTAATGAATTCTGCGTTTGATGCAAACTCTAACTCCTCATTTAGGAGGTTATCTTCCATCAAGAATAGATTAAAATCTGTTGCAAAATCTTCGATGGAAAAGAGTTGATCTGGGTCGTAAAAATTGATAACAGCCTGCGTTAGGCTCTTTATTTTATCTTCTACTGATGAAGCCACAGCTTGTTGATATTGATGTTGATCTGTAGTATTTTCTTTCATAATGAACCTCCTAACAAAATTTCAATTTATACTTATATTATAGTTTAAATTTTTAAAAAGTACAATTAAACTTTTTTATTTTTGAATAAAATTTATTTATATCATTTTTACAATTTTTATAAAATTATAAATATAGTGCATTTTCGCAAAATGCGAAAAATTTCGCATTTGCGAAAAACATCCAGTAACAATTTATAAAATTATTACTGCGTTGTTAAACTGTAAAATTGTAATTCTTATAAGTGTTTCGCGCACAATGTACCGGGCAGGCGTCCCTACCTGGGCGAGGGAGCCGACCAAGCGAAGTTTGATGAATAATCACCCGAATTCACTATAACAAATTTGCTCTTCGCACGAGTTCGCATACATTCGCAAGCACAACGCAGCGTCGTCCTCACCTGGATGACCTAGGGCCTGTCTTGTACTGGCTGGGGAGTCTTAGTTTCGCACAGCGTTGCATAACTTCGTTCAAGTTCGCAAAGTATAAATGAGTCAGGCCCCCCTGGGTAACTACCTTGAGTTGACTGCGTTGGCCCCCCCCCACTCGGGGCTAAATTGGCATTAAGTAGCGGGCGTGTGAAGAGCCAAAAGGCCTAGTGTCCAAGAGTGCACACACCCGAACTAGTGCATTTCTATATTCATAAAAAAAAAAAAAATATTATATATACATATATATGTTATTATTCTAGTAATTACAGACTGCTAGTCTGTAAGCTAGGCCCAGTCGATTTGGCTTGGGCCTAGTGCGTTTTGATGGATGTATGTCCTTGGCGGGCCCGTCATAGGAAGGACCTGGGCCTGGCTGGGCTCGACCAGGGACAGCGCTGTGTCTCTTTTGTGTGCGAAAATCTTCGCAACTTGCGAAAAAATTTATTAAAAGGTAAAAAATGCCTCCCACAATTGGGAGGCAAAACTACCAAGAGAAAGTTATGATGTTTTTGGAGGAGGCAAGAGCAATTTAGGCTCTGGCGGGGTTGATTTTTGTTGGACGGTAAAGGTGGGTGTTTTCTTTGACAGTGTAGTTTGCTTGAAGTAAGCCACACAGTCAACACAACCACAGAAAGGAGCATCAACGCAGATTGTAGGCATACCAACGCAGATTGTATGATTCATGACAAATACCTCCTAAAGGAAAGAGGCTAGGATTAAAAGATATACCAGCTATCGAACTCAAATTGAGGACGTTCGCCTTCTGGTGCTCTGTTGATATTGCGAGCTACGGCGATCTTATAACCAGCGTTATGGAGCGTGAGAGCGGCAGCTGGATGAACTACACCAACAATTGTATTGAGTGGTTGGCCATTAAGTCTTACTGTGGTTAGTAGTTTTTCCATGTTGAAGGCGTCAACATCACCAACCTCTTTGATTTGGGTCACGCCGAGATTTTTGAGTGCTTCTATTTGTTTACCATTCAGTGAATGACGGCTAATCCAAAGAAATTTCATTTGTGGTTCCTCCAAGTGTGTCCAATTTGGCCAATAACTTTGTCAATCAAGAGATTTGACAAAAGCACAAAAAAGATATAAGGTGGGCCTATCATACCAAAAATGGCATATGTCTTCAATAGCATCCACCAAAATTCTTCACCTTGTGGGCCTGAGGGCCATGGTGCCCAAAGCGAAAGGCTTAAGGCTGAGAAAAAAATTGTTATCGCTATTTTCATTGCAATTGCCCCGCCCAGCGCTCAAGATATTGCTCATACTCGCCTACAATATAGGCGAATAGATACTTTTCCAAAGTAGTAAGGTCTGTGTTTACAAACCGCCACTTCTCGAGCTCCAGAACGTAAGCATTTTGTTCTGGTGACCACTTAATGGCCCAGTGGTTGTCGTAGAGATAACCAACCCCACCCTCAGGGTAGGCATGAGATACATCACTAGGGACCGCAGATCTTTGCCATCTTGTAAATGCCAACCACCAAATTGTGGACTTTTCGTTAAATGGATAGACCTCATCAAATTCAAGCATTATAGCCTCCTCTATGTCCTGATTAGAGATGATTGATTAACCACCTCTAAAAAGGACACAGTCAGAAACTGTGTCAAAGGAGCAAGAGCCCTAGAGAGGAGAGACTAGGACTCTCACGTGAACCACCGCTGAGCTATGATACACCGCCGACCAACAGTCGTTAACCAGCCCCGAAGGGGGTCTGAGCTGAAGTCCACTAGTTTTAGTACTTCATCTTCTGTCCACACCCAAAATAAGGCCTTGAAATATGGAAAATGTTGCATGGAAGTCTCCTCTGTGTAAAAAAGAGATGTGACACTTACGTGCCACATCCCTTAGTTGTCATGCTTCTTTTTCTTGCTTGGCCCACTCGAGGGCCATGGCAATGTAGTTATAGGCATGCTGATTTGAGCTGTACTTCTTGCCATTAACTTCACACATGCTTTTGATGAGCTCCTTCTTAGGCATTTTACCATAGTTGGCACGAAGGAACTCGACAGTAGGGCCCCAGTCTGAAGAACCACTATGTGCGACTATGCCGAGCTCTTCTTTGAGCTCTTTGACGGTCTTTTTTGCTTCGTTTGTTGAAAAATCATGAGCGTAGATAAGGAATCCTTCCGCCTTGGCGGAAGTTGCACCAGCTTCCAGGAGTTCACGAGCTTGATCAATGGGGTTGACGTTTGCCATGGTTGTTTACCTCACGGTAATGGTCCTGCTATGGTAGATATGAATAGAGTGGCAGGACATTCGCTCTATACATATAATTATAGACAAAAAGTTTAAAAAAGTACAATTAAACTCTTTTATCTATGTATAAGTTTTATTTATGTCATGTTTTCAAAATCATGTAAACTACAATCTACTTTCTTACCACCTGGCGTTTCAAGTATCCATGCATCTTCATATGATATGTCCATTATATCACAAAACAGATAGAAAAAGTCAAATATGGTCATATCATGATGTGGCCACATCTTGACATAGTAGCATTTACTGCTACTAAGATCTTTCAACTTACCATGTCTTAGTTTGCTCATGGTTTACTTCCTGTTGTCCACTTATACTTATAATTATAGGCAAAAAAATTAAAAAATACAATTGAATTTTTCTATGAGCATATAAACTTATTTTATAACATGAGGCAAATACCGCCAGGGGTACCCGCCATATTTAGAATATAGCAACGCCAGAAGATACCATAGGCTTCCTTGCCTATGGTATTTTTGTTATGTTATTTTATTTCTATGTTAAATCTATGCCATTGAGTACCATCAAAATACTCAGCCCCCCATTCTTGCTCTCCATTTATGAAGATCATGTTTAGTAGGGTACTAATTACTGCTATAGGCAGTGACTCATGGTAAAGACTTGTTATGGCTTCATACAATTCTTCTTCTTCTTTGAATTTTATTGTCTTTGCATATTTTGTATATATTGTATCATTATTTTCTTGTAGTGGTGTGACAATGATGGTCAACTCAGTTTTGTCTTCAAACATGGTATGCTTCCTCTTAGTAAGATATATGATGCACTTTATCAAGAGCTTTTTAAACTCTTGACATTTATATTATAGACTAAAAGAATTAAAAAGTACAATTGAATATTCTTTTAAGTCTATAAAATAAATTTATATGGTATTGAATACCATAGTGCACGCAGGATTGTGATAAAAAAATAGCGGCAAGTTAAAAACTTACCGCTATTTATATGGTAGTTTAATTATCAGCTTTCAAATAGTTCAAGCTGTAATTCTGCCATGTCTTTATCTATCACATTCTCATTATGAAAGAATGTGATCATAGGATTCACACCAGGTTTCATATCAAGCTTGAATATGTATGTTTCATTTTCATACTCAATATGAAACTCTACATGTGAGAGTTCAACTCTGATGTGTTTGATCACACCATAGTTTACAACTCTATATATTAAACTTGCTTGATTAAATGATACATCATAAAATTCTGTATCATTTTCACAAAGCATGATAACATCTTCAATATCATGCTCTTTATTATCAATAATCAAGCAACCAGCACTAAAATATGCATCTTGACTCATGGTATCTACTCTCTTGGTAAGTTAAAATTTGTATCATATAAAATATGATACAGTTCATATCAAGAATATTACATTCTTGATAATTATATTATATTATATAATTTTCTCCTTGTAAAATTGAATTTTTTATTTTTGAATTAGTTTTTCTTATATCATACATAACTCTCACTTAACACCACACTGCATACTATATAAGGCACTCTCACACCAGGTCTTACGCATGGCACCCTGGATTATGGGTGGCGAAGTATATTAGGTGATATGCATGTTTTCGTGTATAGCCCTTCTCTATAAGGACTTTTATTGCTTGTTCTCTTCCTCGTGTCCGGAGGTATTTCGCCGTCTCGTTGATGATCATTAGTTTGTCTCCTCTGTTGATTGGCAGAACATATCACTTCCTTGTGATATGTTCTGCTTGGTTACTTACTTACTTCTGAGCTTCGACTTCCTGTTTAGCCCATTCAATCGCCATTGCGATATAATTGTATGCGTGTTGGTTGGTCTTATAGGTCTTTCCGTTGACCTCACACATACCGTTGATCAACTCCTTTTTGCCAAGCTTGCCGTAATTTTCCCGAAGGAATTTCACAGTCTCGGTCCAGCCGGCCTTGCTATAGGCGTTGGTGGAGATTCCGCATTTTTCGAATGCTTTGGCCGCCAAGGTTTTTGCCTCGTTGACCGAGCAATCGTGCATGTAGATGAGGAACCCCTCAACTTTCGCCTTCGTGGCGCCGCCCTCGACCATCTCGATTGCTTGTTGCATCATTTCATTGCTCATTTTATTTCTCCTCTAGTTGAGCATTTGACACATCGCTAAGTAATTATTTACTTAGCTCGAATTGCTAATAAACTAAATTGGTAAAAACGTCATTAGTTTATTAGACTTATCAAATTGTTAAAGAACATAACATATTACATATTTGTAATATGATTTTTATTTATTATTTTTATTTTTCATATTAATAATTATAACATATAAATTTAATAAGTACAATACTAATTTTCTATATGTATATAAAAAATTTTTATACATAAAAGGGGCTTATAGGGGTATAAATAATTTTGATAGGGCTGGCGGTGTGTCCGTGTCAGTTCCACACACACACACACATACACACACCTCAGTCACTCACGCACTACATACTCACTTACTCGCCTCAGTCTCCCCCCACTCACACACACATACTCATACACTCACTCACACACCTTAGTCCCTCACCATCACACTTTACACTCTATGTACCAGATAGATTGCTAAGCCCCCTATAGCCCTCCAATTTAATTTTCATCAACAACGCAGTATATATTTCGCACACGCGAAGAGAGCACCTCGCGCGAAATACTTCGCGTAGCCTCGCACGCCTTCGCATGAGATTCATTTCGCAACGTGCGAGAAAATATTTGAATTACGAATATTTCTGTGCGAGGCCGCGCGAAGGGGTTTACTTTTTTTTTCTTTGTGCTATAATAGAAAGAAGCGTGCGAAGAGAGGCGAGGAGTTTTCAGTGTCTGAAAATGAAACATCAAGCATAGATTGGGATATGTTATCCGATGAAGACTATGCAAGGGAGATTATCCGTCAATGGGGTAAGCCTATTCCACGTGAGTGGGACCAGCAATCTTTAACTTTTTTCAAAGCTATCGAGGATAGGTCCTTAATTGAATCGTTAGCCAAAGGCCTGACAATAACAGAAGCGTTGAATTACTTTGGTTTGGTGCCAGAGATCTTACCGGAGTACGACGCAGTTTATTTTGTTTCTACCTTTTTGAGAGGCAGGATCAATGCAAAGCGTCAGGCTGTAGACGCTTTATTCCAAAATATGAATGTTGGGGCTGGCAATTCAGGTGTTCAAGCGTCTGTGACATACCTGAAACAGTTTGCTGATTCATTTAAAGATACCAAAGGTATCGATAGTAATGTTAAAGCTATCAAAATAGAAGTTGTCGAATGAGTGTAGCATTAGTACAAAATGCTGGTTTCTTACCTAAGCGCCGTAAAACAGCGCCGAAGACCAGTAATGGTACACTCAAAATACAAGCTCTTAAACATCAGGCTAAAATGCTTAAGGCCAATAAGAAGTTTATGCTTCTTGTGGCTGGATATGGTTCTGGTAAGAGTCATACTTTACATTTATGCACAGTAACTGATGTTTTAGCCTATCCTGGGATTAAAATATTAATTCTGGCACCGTCTTATGACTTGCTTAAACTTAATAACGTCCCGGGAATAGAAGAACAGCTTAATAATTATGGAATTGATTATAAATTTAATAAGTCTGACTACATTTGTTATTTGAGCAACGGCTCACAAATAATCTTTCGTAGTATGGATAATCCATCGCGGATTGTTGCATTTGAGGTTGCTCGAACTTATATTGATGAGGCTGATGTTTTACCACTAGCCCAAATGGAAATTGCGTGGACTAAGGCATTAGGTCGTACTCGTCAAGTACTTGTAGTTGATGGAAAACAGATTGAAAATAGAGTTTGGGCATTTTCGACGCCAGAAGGCTTTAAATTCTGTTATAAGAGATGGGTGAAATTAGGTGGAAAAGAGTATGGAATGATCCAAGCTAAAACCACTGATAATCCATTCTTGCCTTCCGACTTTGTACAAAGTTTACGAGACACATATCCAGCGCAGTTAATTGACGCCTACCTTGAAGGTAAATTTGTAAATTTAACTTCCGGTACTGTTTATTATACTTTTGATAGAGAAAAGCATAATTCTACCGAAGAACCACAACCAAAAGAGACGCTGTATATTGGAATGGACTTTAACGTAGGTAAACAAGCTGTGGTTGTGTATGTTAAAAGAGGAGAAAATTATCATGCGGTTTGGGAATTTAAAGATCTCCTCGATACTCCTCAATCTATTGAACTTATTAAAAAACGTTTTCCGGATAATACTATTGTCGTTTATCCTGACTCTACTGGGAAGCGCCGTAATACTACTAATGCGTCTACTGGAGTTAGCGACATAAGTTTGTTGAAAAAAGCTGGTTTTTTAGTTAGAGCATATTCAACAAACCCTCTAGTTAAAGACAGAGTTGCCGCTGTTAATGGTGCATTTGAAAAAGGGCGATTATTTGTAAATACTGAGAATTGTCCTGAATTAACTGAGTGTTTAGAGCAACAAGTTTATGATGTCAATGGACGTCCCGACAAAAATTCTGGGCAAGATCACATGAATGACGCAGCTGGTTATCCTATATGTCGTCTTTTACCAATTACAGATCGTAAAGCTTATCTTACTGTAGTTAATGTATAATGGTTCCAGATAAATTACAAGATAGTCTTCACAGTAGCTTTACAACAGCAACGCCGAAGTGGCGTACTGTACGTGATGCTTTGGAAGGGGAGGTAGCAATTAAGGCGGCAAATACTCGTTATTTGCCTATGCCGTCTGCAATGCTAAATGTTAATGCAAAAGCTCCATCAGAGACCATATATGGGGAAAATTTTGCATATAATGATCATGAGAATAAGCCATACGCAGCTTATAAAGCTCGTGCATTCTTTCCTGAATTAACAGATGCAACATTAAGAGGTATAGTTGGTTTAATTCAGAGAAATCCGTCAGCATATGCAGAACTTCCCGATTCTGAACTTTTACAAAAAGCTACGCCAGATGGAAAGTCTCTTCAAGAGCTTGAACTTCTGCTTAATACAGAAGTTATGAGTGTTGGACGAGTTGGTCTTTTAGTTGATATTTTTGATAACAAATTGAAATTTGTCGTCTATAAGACTGAAGCGATCTTAAATTGGCAAACAGAAGGCACGACTGAAGACATTAGATTCACTGGCGTATTATTACAAGAAGAATCAACTAAAGCTAATTTTTGGGATCAAAGTGCCTCAAAAGACGTTAAATTACTTCTTTTCTTAGATGAAAAAGGTATTTATACAGTAGCTCGTTACGAGGATAACAAGCTTGTTAAGATTATTCAGCCTTCACATTTAGGTAAAACACTTAATTTTATACCTTTTATAACTATTGGTACTTTAGATTTAACGCCTGATATTGATAACCCTCCTATGTGGCCTCTGGCCAATCTTTCTGTAAAAATTTACCAAGCTTCAGCCGATTTGCGCAATGCGCAGTATATGTCATGTAATCCTACATTAACTCTTTCTGGGGTTGATCAAGATCAACTTCCTTCTGCTTTAGGCAGTAACATTGTTTTAGCTTTACCTGATCCAATGGCTAAAGCGTATTATCCTAAAACAGATACTACTGCCTTAGACCATGTTCGTTTATATATAAAAGATCTGGAACAAGAGGCAATTAAGTTAGGAGCTAATTTATTAGGCCATTCTGGTAACTTAGCAGAATCGGGTGAAGCCATCAGACTTCGACAGTCTATGGCTGCTGCTACAGTAGCTTCTGTCGTAGCTACAACTGGTAAAGGTCTTTTAAGAGGTCTTAAATTTATCGCTGAATGGCTCGGAGCCAATAATGAACCTTCTGTGAAGGTTAATAAAGAATTCTCTAGCTTCCAGATGACAGCAAATGAGCAAATTGCTCTTGTACAGTCTTGGCAAGCTGGTGCACTCAGCTCTCTTACTATGCTCGAAAACTTCAGACGCGCAGGTATGCTTCAAGAAGGTGAAGATCCCACGGTCGAACTTGAACGTTTGCAAAATGATGTTTATCGGGAAAAACTTTTACAAGAGAGATTACAAGGTAAGGACATAAGTCCTCAATTTGATAAACGTATTAAATAATCCTGTGGAGAAAGAAATGAAAGTCTGTGACAAAGTAAATTACCGTGTTTATGCTTTTGATGGCAATAATGACATCGAAAAGAAGTTAAAAGAATTACAAGAGGCTCAAGCTGCATTACAAGAACGAGACGCAGAAATTGAGCGTTTACGTAATCATTCTCAAAAAATCCTAGATGAAAAGAAAAAATTACAAAAGCAATATGAAGGTCTTGGTGATCCAGAGCATGTAAAACAAATTCTTGCACAATTTGAGAATGATGAAGATGCAAAGCTCGTCGCTGAGGGTAAATTTAAGGATGTTCTAAAGAAACATACTGAACGACTTTCTTTAGAATATAAAAGTCAGCTTGACGAATTAAGTAAACAATTAAAAGAATTAGAAGAGGCAAAAACAAAATTTGAAGGGCTTTATCATGAATCAGAGGCAGGGCATGCCGTTAGCGCAGCCGCTATAAAAGCAGGTATCCGTGATACCGCTATTGAAGACGTGCTTATGCGTGCAAAAGGCGTGTTCCGTGTCTCTGAGGATGGTAAGCTTGAAGCTCGTGATAAAGAAGGTAATTTAGTTACTGTTGAAAATAAACCATTAACTCCTGAGTTATTTGTGCAGCAACTAAAAGAAAAATATCCGCATTATTGGCCTGAAAGCCAAGGTGCTGGTGCATCCGGAGGTTCCGGCGAAACAGTTAAAGATAATCCTTTTAAGAAAGGTTCATCTTTTAACTTAACTAAGCAAGCATTACTTCGTAAAAATGATCCAGAACTTGCTAAAAAATTGGAGCAAGAAGCTAATGCTGCCGCTTAAAACTTTAATTTTAAACGCTAGTTGTACTAGTGGTAAATCATAACTTTTAATTAGGAGAAAAATTATGGCCGTAGTTCAATTGGCTGATATTTACGAACCTATTACATTTAATCAAGGTGTACAAGAGGCCGCCACTGAGCGAAATGTCTTTATTCAATCTGGTGTCGTAGTCGATGACCCACGTTTGTCGGCTATGGCAAGCTCGGGTGGCACTACTGGTGACATTCCGTTCTTCTTTGGGCTGACTAATGACGAACCAGATTATACGTCTGATGACCCGGCCGTTACGTCTACTCCGGCAAAAATCAGTGGCACCAAACAAATTTGGCGCCTTGCTAATATGCACAAGTCGTGGTCGACCATGGATTTGGCCCGAGAACTTGCCTTGGCAGATCCGCTGGGTGCTATTATTTCTCGCATTGGTCATTACTGGTCCACTGCTTATCAGCGCCGCGTTATTCAATCTGCTTTAGGTCTTTTGAACGACAGTGTCGCAAATCATGGGGGTGATTTACTCTTCAGTGTGGCCACAGACGACCCCGCCGCCGTTACGGCAGCAGAGCGAATTTCCGCAGATGCGGTTATTTCTGCTGCTGCAACGATGGGCGACGCTGCGAGTCAATTAAGTGTTATTGCAATGCATTCTGTTGTATATAACACTTTACAACGTAATGACCTTATTACCTTCCGGCCGACCTCTGTTCAAGATATTAAAATTCCTACTTATCTTGGTTATGATGTTATTGTTGATGATGCCCTGCCGGCTGTGGCTGGAATTAATCGCATTACTTATACTACAATCCTGTTTAGCCGTGGTGTTACCGGGATGGGTAGCGGTAAAGTTATTGTTCCTTCTGAAATTGAGCGTTCAGCTTCCGCTGGTAATGGCGGCGGCCAAGACATTATTCATACTCGTAAGAGTGTAATTCTTCATCCGGCTGGTTATGCTTGGCAAGAAGCGGCAGTCGCAGGACAGTCTCCTACCGAGGCTGAACTCGCTAATGCTCTGAACTGGGCCCGAGTTTATCAAGACCGGAAGAATATCGGTATTGCATTTTTACAAACTAACGGCTAATTTTCATGGTGAGGCCAAGGATGGCCTTTTTAGGAGGTTATTATGACAGAGCAACAGAAAAAAGTTACTGAAGCTTCGAAGGAGCAAACAGAAAAACAAGTTGAGGAACAAAAAACCACGAAAAATGATTATGAAAAAGCAGTAGAAGAAATGAAAAAACTGAAAGCTATTTATGAGGAAGCAAAACAAAAAGTAGCTAATTTATATGCTTCTTTTGCTCAACCGAAACAGGCATCTCTTCAAGAATGCATTAAAAAAGAACATGCAAATCGGAAAAAGGAGATTGAGCAGAAATTGAAGCAACAAGAGTTAATTACAAAGGCGTTAGGTTCTAATGACTAATGAAACAGACTCTAAAAATACTAATCATGTTTTAGGAACAAGAATCCTCGAAGTAATTATTGCGGCAGCAATTATTGGTTTAATGAATATGTATGCTTCTTCTTACGCTTTAAACGAGCGTTTTGAAGTAATTAAAGCTCAGATAGAAGACATAAAAACAACATTAAACCAATTAAAAAATGATTTTTATGTTCCTCGTTTTAGGAAGTAAATAATATGACAGCACAACAAGATCCTAATTTAGGTCTTTTCTATGGTTGGGCCTTAATGGAAGATAATTGGAATCAAGGTATGGATTCCAATTTGAAAAAATTAGGTTCTTTAGTACAACTTTCTGTTAAGTCTCGCCAATTAACTTCTGAACCTGCCTCTCCTGTAGAAGGTGATCGTTATATTGTAGCCTCTCCTGCTTCTGGAGCTTGGACTTCTCAGGAAAATAATCTTGCTGTTTACATTAATGGGACTTGGGAGTTTCATACTCCTAAAGTAGGCTGGCACGCAGATGTTCAAGATGAATTGGTAACAATTCGCTATAATGGGACTTCTTGGCAAGTAGCTTTTGCTACTTATGTGAAAAATAATTTTAGTGCCACAGTAGATCCTACCACAACAAATGATTCTTCACAAGGTTATGCCTTAAATAGCACATGGGTCAATACCACGACTTCAGAAGTTTTCAGGTGTATTGACGCCACAGTAAATGCGGCTGTTTGGATAAAAACATCCCTCACAATCGATGAATTAGGCGCAGTTGCGGTAGAAGATGTTGTACCGGTATCTAAAGGTGGTACAGGTTCTACAACGCCGTCAGCAGCAAGAGCGGCTTTAGGAGCTGCTTCACTAGACGCGAATGGCGAAGTTGTCGAATTTCCAGCTGTTTTACGTACATTAGCTGGTAATATAAATGATCCACTTGTTCATATTCCTTTTAGACGTGCTAATGATGAATTACGTTTGTCAGGTATGCAAACGTTTACTAGGGCATCTACCGCGACTTATGTTGACCCAGTAGATGGACTGATAAAGACAGCACAAAATGATGCACCACGTTTTGAGAAGATGGCGGATGGTGGTGTTGGGATTCTGCTGGAAGGTTCGAGTACGAATCTGCTTTTGCATAGTGAATCATTTGATGATGCTACGTGGGCAAAGACTGGTATCGCAGTCACACCGGATGTGGTTGTTGGGCCAGATGGGAATACAACTGCTGACAAGATTAATGCCAATGCGGCGGACAGTTACATGAATCAGATCGCTACGCTAACACCTGGAGATACAGTGACGTTCTCCGTGTGGCTACGGAGTGTTACTGGTGACATAACACTGAACATCCGAATTGTAAAGGACGGCGCCGGATTTGTTGCGAATACGGTTACCCTAACAACCGAGTGGCAGAGGGTGAGTGTAACTGGCATTGTGCCCTCTGGCGGAACAACCTACGGAGTAAGGATAGGCGGAGGTAACACATTCTCAACTGGCGAAAGCATCTACGCATGGGGCGCCCAACTCGAAGCTCTCCCCTTCGCCTCCTCCTACATCCCCACCACCACGGCACCGGTGACGCGGGCAGTGGATCACCTAGCAATAGTATTGGCAGGTAACAGACCTGGATATGCTGATGACTACACATTTGTTGTTGATTACGACAAGCTAGGAAATCCATCTCTAGGGGATAGTAGCCGATTAATAACACCCGATTTCGCCAGTCAAGCCTCTGTATTTCACACAGGAAACGGTAATAATTTATCTACATACTACAACTTCTATCATACGACAACGAGTAGTACTTTCATACCTCATGTTACTCATAGGGTCGTTGTTCGTGTGCGTGGTAAAAATGTTAGTATTTGGCGCAATGGAGTAGTAGAGTACTCAGAATCACCTATTGATACAAGTATAACACAGCAAGGCGGCAGCACGATATACATAGGTGCAGATAGACTTGGCATTCAACCTCTATATGGCCACATCCGTAGCCTACGCATCTACGACCGCGCACTCACTGATGTTGAAATAATGGCAGCATAATTAGGGAGATAACAATGTATTACGATTTAATTACTTATTGTTCTGATACAACTGCACTACTCACTGAAGTTGAACAACTAGCACCAGATTATCTTATTAAGGATGAAAATGGTAACTCTATAGGGTTTGCAATTAATAAAACACCTACAATACGTAATAGTACAGAAACTTTAGCTGTTGTTCGTGTTAATGATGATGAATTAGCAGTTATAAAATCGTTAACTTCATTAAACGTTTTAGCCGAAGTACCAGCTGGTGGAAACTTATTAGCCTCGATGTTAGCATCAAATAAAGCAATTTATGATAAGGTGTATCTAAGAACCCCGATTGATATATTCGACGATCAAGGTAATGTAGTTGGGCAACAGACCCCACCAGAATTAATAGGAGCATTTGCATGATTTGGTTTTTATTTGTTTTATTTGTACTATTGCAAATAGCAGACGTAGTTACAACACGTATTATCTTAAATCATGGTGGAAAAGAACTAAACCCAATTATGGCTTATGTTCTAAATAAGGCAGGATTTAAAGGTCTTATTTTAGTTAAGTTAATCGGTATATTTATTATTTTTATAACGATATATCTTAGTATGACTTATTCTCTTAATATTTTATGGTTTTTAAGCTCTATTTGTTTAGTTTATTTTGCTGTTGTTCTTTTTAATTTAATAACTTTATTTAAAAAAATTGATCCAATCTTTTAAGTAGAGAAATTAATTATGGTCGCCCTGACTACAGAACAAGCATATGCGACGGTCACAGATGCAGATCTTTATTTTAGTACAAATAGTGTATGGTCTGCATTGACCACTGAGCAAAAAACTGATGCTCTTTTATGGGGGCGCTATTGGATTGATATCACTTACGATTGTAGTGCACTTACAGATACAACTAGAGAATTAGTAATCTCTAATTGTCTACTTGCTTTAGATTATGTCGAGCAGGGTGACCTATTTTTTGCAAATGATTCAACAATAAAAAAAGAACGAATTAAAGCTGGCTCGGTAGAGACAGAAACAGAATATTTAAGCGGAGCTAAACAATTACCTAATTCTGCTGTGAAAGTTTTTGCATTACTTTCGTCTATTTGTCCTAAAAAACAAACAATTAATTTTATAGGTAGAGCATGAGTTTACGTACAAAACTTACATCGAAAATAAAAAAAGGTTTCGATAAATTAGACGATATTATATTAAATATAGTTTATATTGATGTTAATGAGGTTTTTTCACCTATTACAAATACGGTGAATTTAACTGAAACACCTTATTCAACAAAAGGTATACGTTTAGATAAGCTAGAAAAAGATATTAAAGATCGGCCAGACGCTGATCGATATATCTACTTTTTAATTTTACAGGATGATTTACTTATCAATCCAAAAGAAGGTAGTATACTTAATGTAGAAGGTATTCGTTACACTATTATTGATATATCTTCAGATCCAGCTAGTATTTCATGGGAATTTAAATGCCAAGAGTAGACTCATTTAAAGAAGCTGGTAAATTAATTGCTCATTTTGTTGATGTACATACAAAAGATTTTTTATATGATTTATGGTTTGAATTAGTTGAGTTGACCCCCGTTGATACAGGACGAGCTAGAGCTAGCTGGTATGTAACAGGAGGTGCTCCTAAGCGAGTAGTTTTACCTGATGGACAATATGATTTTCCGAGTCCACCCGATCTAGATAAATATAAAAGAAATTATACAAAATGGTTTGTCTCTAATACTGCGCCGTATATTGAGTTTTTAAATGCCGGACATTCTAGACAAGCTCCTTCAGGTTTCATCCAACAAGCAATCGCCAAAGTAACATTGAGATATAAATAATGGCTACATTTAATGAGATAAATAATTCATTTACTCAGCGCATCGCTTCGATGTGGTCAACTACAGCTGTTGCTTGGGATAATGTTGATTTTGAACCGAATCCAGATCAAGCATGGATTAGATGTACTTTAATATCTACTCCCTCAGAAAATAATGAGTTAGGACTGTCAGTCATTCATAGAGGTTTATTTTGGATTCAAATTTTTACACCATTAAATAAAGGTACAGGTGAGGCTTATACTATTGTAGATGAACTAACTACATTATTTTCAAATGTACAATTTGATGGTATTTTTTGCCACGCAGCTGATGTTCAGAGAGTCGGTGACGATGGGCGTGGATGGTTTCAAGTTAATTTTAGAGTGCCGTACTGGTCACATCAGAGAGGATAAACAATGGCTATTACTTCTACTAATTATGTAAATTTTGCATATGTTGAAGAAACTACCCCGGGTGTAACACCCGCGACACCTTCTTTTCAACAACTGCCTGTTACGAGCGTAGGGTTAACGGAGCAGCTTGATACAGCTGTTTCTGAAGTTATTCGATCCGACCGCCAAACTGATGATTTGGTTGTTGTGGGCGCTAAGGTTGAAGGTGATTGTAATTATGAGTTATCTTATGCACCGTTTAAACCTTTAATTCTATCCTTGATGCAGAATACAAGTATTGCTGTTAATATTGCAGGAGCAGCAGATATTGACGCAAGCGCTACAACTAGTGCTTTTACATCTGCTACAACGGATTTCATCGCAGCAGGTATTTTAGTTGGCCATTATATTAAAGTCAGTGGTTTTATTGGTACAGCAAATAATGGTATCTTTAGAGTTACAGCTGTTACAGCGAATCAAATTGATGTAACACCTTCGCCTAATTCTGATGAATTAAATCCTGGTTCAGTATCGATAGTTGGTGAAAATATAAGAAATGGTGCAAATGAACCTGATTCTTATACTTTTAGAAAGCAATTAAATGCGCCTGGAGGTACTACATCTATTTTCTATTATCGTGGTTGCCAAGTTAATAGTATGTCCTTTAATTTAGCTTCAGGTTCTATTTTAAATGGAACGATGAACTTAATAGGGTTGACTTCTGAAGGAACAGCCACAGCTATCACAGGAGAAACAATTACTGCTCCACCGGCATACGATATTATGAATGCAGTTAGCTCTGTGACAAATATATCTGTTACAGGGCTTCCTGGTAACGTTGAATTTAAATCTTTAAATTTGACGATAGACAATCAAATAAATGCCGCTGACGCAATAGGAACTTTAGGCGCAGTAGATCTTGCACCCTTTAGTTTAGATATTAAGGGTGACCTTGAAATTTATTTTGAAGATACTAGCGTTTATAATATTTATAAAAATTCTTCTGGTTTCAGTGTATCATTTACACTGACAGATAACAGTGGAAATACAATGGTAATTTATTTACCTTATTGTAAATTTGAGTCTTTAACAGAACCAGTTGACGGTAAGGATAATTTCTTAATGGAGAGTGGTTCGTTAAAAGCTTTACGTGACCCAGTCACTAATATGATGGCACAAATTACATTTATGTAATTTTAGTATTTCTGTAAGATTTTCTTAGATAATCTTACTTTTGTTTAATCTATGATGTGAGGTAAGGGCAATGAAATTAACACCGACATCTAAAGAAAAGGAAATTAACGGCGTTGAAGCATTTTATCATGGCGTAAAATTAATTATTGCGCGAGATACAAATATTCATTATAAAAATGCATTGCGTCGTCTGATGAAACCATATCAGCGTGAAATTGATAAAGGTACATTAGATGATGCTACGACTGATGAGATTTTATGTACAGCGATCGCCGAAGGTATTTTAGTTGGATGGGATGCCTCAACTTTTCCTAATGGTATTGAATATACTAAGGAAAAAGCAAAAGAATTAATGTTGGATGATGAAGATTGCCGAAGATTCGTTTTAGAATTCGCTGCTGATTTATCTAATTATTTAGAAGCTGAAAAAGAGGCAGTCAAAAAGGAGTAATTAGACTTCTTGAATTCAATTTAGAGCATGGGCCGCATATTGACTTTTATAGACAGTTAACTAAACGAAATATTCCAAATCCATTAGAATCTTTTGAACCAACAAAAGATGAATTAGTCTTATGGTTTTTAACTGTCTATAAACGATTAGAAGCTTCAAGAAGTCCTGAGAGTTTAAGAATTCCTTTTTCCGAAATAATGAGTTATACTGATTATTTTGAATTAATGTGTGATAAGGAATTTTTCTTAGATATAATTAATGCAATGGACGAATTTTTTGCTGATTATAGTCTTTCACAACGAAAAAAGAGATTAAAGGCAAAAGAAAATGGCTGAAGAAATTGGCGTTAATATAGAAATAGATGTTACTAATTCTCAGCGTATTCTGGCTGACCTTAGTCGTCAACTTCTTCGCAATGATGAATTAATTGCTCAGCTCAAGAAAAATGGAGTTTCTTGGGCAGATTCTTTTTCAGATAAACTTAAAGAATTAAAAGAACGTATTGATATTTTAGGCTTATCTTCATTTAATTATTATAAACAAGGAAAAAATTTATCTCAAACTCATATTAATAAAATAAAGAAAGAAATAGCAGCAGTTGCTAAATTAACCAAAATGTATCAACAGATGCAAGCTGCTACTTCTCAGTTTAAATTTGGGAAATCAACTTTATTAGATATTTCAAAAGAGCCTTTTACTGCACATTTACGGGATCCTTTTAAGAAACAAAAAGAAAAGGAGCTTAAAGAGCAAGAAAAATTAGCAAAAACTACTGCTAAGTGGGAAAATAAATTTTGGAGTAATATTGATAAGGCTCGTTTAAAAACTCAAAAAGATGATTTAAAAGCATTTCTTACTACCTTACAAGAGGTTTCAAAAACACATATAGCTGCTAGTTTAGGCGGAAAAGCTGCTACTAAAGATTTAGAGCGACGTAAAAAAGAGTTAGAAAAATTTGGTACTTGGGAAAAGAATTTTTGGTACAATTTAAGCCAAGCGAAAATAAAAGCTCAGCAAGAAGATTTAAAAAGATTTATTAAGTCTTTACAAGATGCCTCAAAAAGTTATACAACAGCCTCATTAGGAGGACAAGCGGCTGTTAAAGATTTAGAAAAGAGGAAACAAGCCCTTCAAAAGTTTGAAACTTGGGAGAAGAATTTTTGGCATAATATTGGAAAAGCAAAATTAAAAGCACAAAAGGAAGATTTAAAACGTTTCATAGATTCGTTAAAAGAAACAGGTCGAATTTATAAGAAAATTAAAGATGACAACTTAAGAGCATTTATTACTTCATTACAAGCTAATGATATTTCAGGGAATAGAGTATTAGCTTCATTAGGTGGTAAACGTGCTCAAAAAGAGTTAGAAAAATTTAGAAAAGAACAAGAAAGAATTATTCGTCAACAAAATAAAGTTAGAGGCGAGACAGGTCGTTTAGTTGATGGAATCGTCCTAAAAGAACGGCGTTTAACCTCTGAATATCTTGCCCAACTAGGTGTGCAAAATAAATTAAAAACGGTAGCTTTATTATTAAAACAAACTTATAAAGAAACAATCTCGATAGCTAATATCTTAAATACGGCATTAAAAATTTCAACTTATGCTCTGGTTAATAAAGTAGCCGATTTTGGTACATTCTTACAAGAATCTGCTACAATCGCTAGTGATTTTATCGGTTATAAAAATGCTTTAGCTATAGCAGCTGGTAGCCAAGAACAAGCTACAAGAAGGATGCAAGACGCTGTCAAAATAGCTATTCAATTAAAATTATCAATTACGGCAGTTGTTAAAGAATTTTCTAAATTTATTAATGCTACAACTTTGGCAGGTTTGTCTATAGAAAAAGCCACAAATATATTTAAAGATTATGCCATCGCAGCTCGAGTTTTAAATTTAAACGAAGAGCGTACTTCAAGTATGTTCTTAGCATTAGAACAAATGGTCTCTAAAGGAACGGTGTCTATGGAAGAACTTCGTAGACAATTAGGTGACCATTTGCCAGGCGCATTAAATTTAGCAGCCCAAGCAATGGGTTATAGTAAGGATAAGATAGGCGAGTTTGTTAAGGCTGTTTCTCAAGGTAAGATTAAGTCATTAGAATTAGTTGAAGCTTTAGGTGAATTAGTTAAGAAGAAAACCTCACCTTACTTAACAGCAGCTTTAGATAAATATACAGCTAAAATACAACATTTACAAAACGCTATAACTTTACTTAAAGAAAAAATTGGTAAAGTATTTGGATGGGTTGTAGGTGGGGGAGCCGAATTTATTGGTGATGTACTTTTTTGGTTTAATAAATTCTTACCAAATTCAGCGACATTAGGCGCCGCGTTTGATTCAGCTGGTAATGCTATTGTTTCTGCTGATGGTTATTTACAGGATTGGAATAAAGATTTAATAGCTTCACAGAATGAGACTAAAACAACAGCAGAAAAATTAAAAGATTTTTCTGATCAAATGAAGATAGCTACCAGTGAATTAAACGTTGCACAAATGTCTGTGCTTGCTTTCACGGGCATAATAGCCACTAATGCTTCTTTCAATGTTTTAAAAATGCTGTTAAGCCCACTTAATAAAATAAAAGATTTATTCATAGCTATCTTTGGCCTAAAAATTGCTTCAAAATTTAGAATTATAGGTACTGCTTTTGCTTATGGTATCGATATAATTAAGAATTTCCCTAAATATATTGGAATTTTAAGATTAGCTTTAGCTGGATTAATGGACCCATTAGGTTGGTTAGCCATAGGATTCACAGCTATTAGTTCTGGCTTATTTTACTTCTTAGTTCATTCAAAAAAAGGATCTGTTATTTTAAAAGTTTTTGATAATCATTTAATTGAACTTACAGATTCTTTATCAACTTATTCAGAAGAATTAGATAATTATCTTGTAAAAGCATCAAAAGTTCAAAATTTCCAAGCAATAGACCAAATTACACAACAGCAACAAGAATTAGAAAAAATTCATAATAGAATTGTTCTTTTAGCTAATAAGAAAAAAGCATTAGAGCAATCTCTAGGGACAATCGAGAAATATTTAGCTGAACATGGCTATTATACAGAAAATGCTAAACAAGCTCTTCAGTTTATTCAACTCTTAGACTTAGAAATTCAAGCTTTAACTAATTATGAGAAAACATTAAAAACATCTTTTGAGAGTACTAAAAATGAAATTGATGATCAAGTTAAGAGCTTAAATGAATTATTAAAAAAATACAAAGAGTGGAGTGATAATTCAGAATCCTATTTACTAGATGTAAAAATTAATATTGTTGGATTACCTAAGAGTCAGCAAAAAGAAATTTTAATTCGATACAAGGCAGTTCAAATAGCTCTTCAACGTATAGCAAAAGAGGCTCAAAACGCTGCCGACATAAATAAAATAATGAGCCAAGAAATGGCCAAGGCAGAAAAACAAATACAGTTAGAACGCCTTCAAAGAAGGATAAAAGATGCAAATGACTCAACTAAAAAGTTTGATGATACTTTTAAAAAGCTATTTAAAACAATTTCTGATGGTACTAGGTCTACTAAGCAAGAAAAAGAGCAGATTGGCTTAAGTTCTTTTGAGATTGAAAGATTAAAAATAAGTTATGAGCAAGAAACATTAGATAAGCAAATTTCTGAATTAGCTACAAAAGCACTTACAAAAGCCCAAAGAGCACAGATTGAAACTTTAAAGCAAGCGTTAGCTCTTTATGTAAAATTAAGAACAGAGACTTTACAACAAAAAGAAGCAGAGGATAAACGAAAGAAAACTCTAGAAGAATTGACGAGACAGCAAGAGGACTTTAATAAGTTAAGACTACAAGGCTTTGACTTAATAAAAGAATTTTTACCGCTTGAGCAGCAATATGCTTTACAAATCGAAGAAATAGATAAAAAATTAAAAGCATACGGGGCAACGGCAGAACAAATAAAGAAAGTCCACAGAAAAGTATGGAAGGATATTCTCGCAAATGCGAAAGAGACACAGATAACCTTAGAGGATGTCACGAAACAGCTCGCAGAAAAGATGCAGTCGCATTTTTCCGACTTTTTCTTTGATGTAATGCAAGGAAAATTCGAAAATATGGCTGATTCTTTCAAGCAAGCTTTAGACCGGATGGTTGCAGATGCAATGGCCGCTAATTTGACGAAATACTTAATGGGTCAAGTTGCACCGAGTGGTTCGTTTGATGGTATTTTAGGTTCTATTGTATCTGGTTTATTTGGAGTAAATCAAACTGCCACACCTCCTTCCACAGGTATAAGTTTTACAACCGCTGCATCTTTTACTGGTGGTGCTTTTCCTCAATTTGCAACTGGAGGTGAATTTAGAGTTGGAGGAACAGGCGGTACAGATTCTCAAATAGTCGCGTTTAGGGCCTCGCCAAATGAAATTGTTAGTATTAAAACGCCTTCACAACAAAAACAAGAAAATAAAAGCCAAGTAATAAATATTACTATGAATATATCTACACCTAACGCAGATAGCTTTATGCAAAGTAAAAATCAAATTCTTAACGATATTAAATTACAAATGCAACACGCTGGGCGTTTATCATGAGCTTTGAAGAAGTCCAATTTCCTAAATCTATTTCATATGGTTCATCTGGCGGACCAGGGTTTTTAACACAAATTAATACAATATCTTCTGGTTTTGAAAAAAGAAATTTACGTTGGCCATATCCTAGACATAAATATAATGTAGCTTATGGAGTTAAGACTGCGTCACAATTAGAGGAGTTGATTAATTTTTTCAACGCAATGAACGGTCGAGCCATAGGCTTTAGATATAATGATCCTTTAGATCATAAAACTTGTTCTTATAAAAATCAACCATCAGCTTTTGATGTTACTAATATTACATCAGCTGTTGGAGGTGAAACAACTTTTCAATTAGTTAAAAAATATCAAGTAGGTTCAAGAATAATAACTAGACCAATAAAAAAACCGATCCAAGGCACAGTTAAAGTTGCAGTTAATGGTAATGAATTAACACCTGCTTATTTTACAGTGGATCATACACAAGGATTAGTAACTTTAAACGTTCCTCTAACTGCTGGTGATAGCGTCACAAGTGGCTGTGAGTTTGACGTTCCTTGTCGTTTTGATACCGACACTTTGCAAATCAATCTTGTAGCAGATATCGTTGGTAATACAGAAATTCCTGTTGTTGAGATTAAAGTATGAAAAATATATCAACACAATTAGTTCAGCATTATCAACAAGAAGTAACTACTGTTTGCTCTTGTTGGCGTTTAGAACTAACAGATGGAACTATTTTAGGTTTTACAGATCATGTTGATGATTTAGTAATAGAAGGAGTCACTTATGAAGCAATGACTGGCTTCAATAGGACAGCTATTCGTCAAAATAGGAATTTTAAAGTAGATAACCACGACATAACTGGGTTAATTGACTCTTTAACTATTACAGAAAGTGATTTACTTGCTGGACGATATGCTAATGCTAAATTATATTATTTTGAAGTAAATTATGAAGATTTAACACAAGGTATTGTTAAATTAGATGTTGGTTATTTAGGCGATATTACTCTTAAAGATGGTATTTTTATAGCCTCTTTTAACTCTATAACAAGAAAATTAGACCAAACTATCGGCGAAAAGTATAGCCGCTATTGCCGACATATTTTAGGAGATGCAAATTGTGGTGTACATATTCCTAAAGATATTTGGCGGCCAAATACAGTTTATAATGTCGGCGATATTGTTTTATCTCCAACATTAGCTACTAATGTTCAATTTATCTGTATTACCGCTGGAACATCTAACATTTCTGGTAATGGTTTAGAACCAGCGTGGGATACCACTATAGGCAATACTATCCTAGATACTGACGTAGTTTGGCAAGTAGAAGCAAGTAACGGCAAGATAGGACAAGTTGTTAGTTTAATTGATGACTATTCATTTAATTCGACAGTAACAGACGCAGATTCTTGGTACCAAAAAGGTACTTTAGTTTTTTATTCAGGTGCAAACACTGGATATAGTTTTGACGTTAAACAATCCTTTTCAACAGGTGAAATTCAGCTTTTAACAAAAATTTATAATGAAATAAATATTGGAGATAAATTTTTTATAACAGTCGGCTGTAATCACATTTTAAAATCCGCAGATGGTACTTATAATGGTGATTGCAAGATAAAATTTAATAACGTTTTAAATTTTGGAGGTGAACCAGAAATTCCTGGTAATAATAAAATTCTTGCTGGAGCTTAAAATGCGAGATAAAATTATACAGGAAGCAAGAACTTGGCTTGAGACACCTTTTCAGCATCAAGGTAGAAAGAAAGGAGTAGGCGTTGATTGTGTTGGATTAGTTGAGCAAGTTGGTTTTTCTTTAGGCCTTGCTCCAGCTGATTATGTACCTGTTTTAAATTATAGTCAAAGTCCTACTGAAATAATGACAAAAATTTTAAATAAATATTTAAAACAAATATCTAAAAACCAAATAACACAAGGAAGTATTCTCTTTTTTAAGACTTCACCGAGAGCTCTTTGGGGACAGCATTTAGGGTTTTATACAAGAGATAATACTTTAATCCATGCTTATAGTCCTAAAAATAAAGTAGTAGAAGTTACTTTTAGTGCTCTTTGGAAAAAACAACTTATTGCTGCTTATGATTTTATCGGAGTAAATTAAAATGGCAGTTTTAGCATTATCTGTGGCGGGCGCAGCTATTGGCGGAACTTTAGCATCCGAAGCTGTCTTATTTGGGTTAACAGGTGCTCAAATTGGCTGGACATTAGGTGGTATTGTCGGAAACATGCTGTTTGGGCCTGATGATGTTTCTCAACAAGGGCCTCGTTTAGAAGATACATCGGTTTCATCAGCCGCCGAAGGAGCTGTTATACCTGTTTTATATGGTACAGGGCGATTGGCTGGACAAGTTATCTGGGCAGACGATTTAGTTGAGCATGTTCATGTTCAATCTAGCGGTGGAAAAGGAGGAGGTCCTTCTGTAACTTCAACATCGTATACTTACACAGCGTCGTTCGCTGTGTCTTTTGGCTTGAATAAAAATACAAAATTATTACGTCTTTGGGCAAATAAAAAATTAATTTATGACGCAACAAATAATTCTGATCTTGCTTTTAACTTAAATTTAAATTTTGTATTTTATGATGGAACACAAGAAGAACCTGATGCAACGATTGAAGCTTCAGTTGGATTAGGCAATTGTCCTGCTTATAAAGGATTAGCTTATATTGTTTTAAATGATTTAGATTTATCTGAACATTTTGGAAATAGAATTCCGTCGATAGAGGCGGAGTTAAGTCACGATACATCTATAAGTCATTCAGTAGGTTCTACATGGGCATATCCTTATGAAGCACCTACTCCTGCTAATATGCCTACTCCTGCTAATATGCCTCCTCCAAATTATTCAACTATAACAAGGCATCCTTTAACTGGTTTTTTTGATGGTCAATATTATTATATACAAACTAGAGTAGATTATTCTAGATATAGTTTAGATTATTCTTTTATTTATCGTCAAAATTTAAAAAATGACCAATTAGAAGAAGTCGTCAGACTAAATGATATATTTAACGTAAAACCTACTTGGATCGGAGATGAATATTTAAGTACAGGTTATTTTTATGCCTCAAGCAATCCTTCTGATATTGATTCTTTTGTTTGTTTAAAACAAAATGCTAAAACAGAAGGACTTATTTGTTTTTATAATATAGAAAACAGGCAAAGTAATTATTTTAACTATCAAACACCAGTTGCTATAACAAGTACAAATTCTCATTTAATTTTAGGAGAAACTGCTAATACGCTTCTTATATATTGTAAAAATTCTTATTCTACTATTGGTTATTTTGGTAAAATAAATAAACATTTACGTGGAGGTTTATTTAATACTCAAACAGTATATTTAGAAGAATGGGATACTTTTTCTACTAATTCTTATAATTATCATCTTATAATAGATTGGGCAACTGATAAATATTTTTACATAGATGAAGACACCTCAGGAAAATATTTACAAGAAACAAATACAACATTTTCGTCAAATCCTAAAATTTATTTACAGTATGCTTCTTCTTATACTGGTCCAGATATTTTAAATGATTTCTGGGCTACTTTAAGATATTTATATGTGTCAATTTATGGCGCTATAAAATGGGGCATATATTGCGCAGACATAAATGAAACATGGTATATTTTACGTAATTTTACAGATGGCTATCCTTATTTAATACAACTAGAAGCTACAGGCGAATTATTTCACGCGATTAAATTACCTACTGACCTTTCAAGCTTTACTTCAAAATTCGAGGCTGCCGGTGGCTTAAGGTATCATGGAGGCTATATTACTTTTGCATATGGCTCAGGCTATACTGAAAGACTTATTAAATTTAATCCAGTAACAAAAGAATTAATTGAAATACAAACTAACGCAGGATATTTTCCTGTAGGTATTTACTATCTACCTGAAAAATTATCTTATACTGGACTTGTTCACTATTTATCATATCTAGGTCCTAATAATACAAATCAAGTAGACGCACTTAATTTTTTCTTACTTCGAGAGGGCTTAGCTTCAAATAAAATTTGGTTACAAGATGTAATTTTAGATATTTGTAAAACTGCTGGTTTAAAAGATAATGAATTAGATGTAACAAATATTACGCAACAATTAACTGGCTATATAAGAACAAGACTTTCAGCGGCTAAAAATGAGCTTCAAAATTTAACAACTTTTGCTCAATTAGATGCTATTATCCATGATTGGAAATTGACTTTTGTTTCTAAAAATAGAGATTTTAGTTTAGCATTAGTTGAAAACGATTTTGCACTTGAGTCTGAAACTTCAAATAATCTTTATGACTTTAAGTCTCCAATTATTACAGACTTACCTAAAAAATTTATTTTAGAGTATAGCTCTTCTGACCAACTTTATGAAATAGCTACTGCACAAAGTATCTGGGCAACAGGAAAAACAGAACGGGTAGTAAATCTTCAACTGCCTATAATAATGTCAGATCAGGAAGCTTTAGCTTTAGCTGAATTTTTACATCAATTATCTATAAATACTGTTTCTCTTTCGTTTAATCTTTCAGATGCATATATTCAATTAGAGCCTACTGATATATTAAAAATTACTTTAAATGGTAAAGATTATACTTTAATCATTAATAGAATAGACTATGGTTTAAATAGACTATTAAAAATAGAAAGTATTTTATATGATAAAAATTATTTAACATCGTATGGGGAAGCAGGCGGTACTTCTGATAGATTACCAAATTTAACAGATAATCCATTTTATGAGTGTATAATTTTAGATACACCTTTGTTACGAGATGTGGATTTAGATCAACCTGGCCCTTATTTGGTTCCTTATAGCTTAACGAATGTCTATAAAACAGCGCATCTTTTTACTTCTCCTGACTCTTTAAATTATTCTCTTGAAAAGTCAGTTTCTGGTGAGCTAACTATAGGCTATGTTGAGTTTCAACCTACTGATATTACTTCTTATGGGGAGTATGATTATATTAATACTTTAGTTGTTACTCTATTTTCTGGACAGCTGTCTAGTACAACTGAAGCAGCTTTATTAAAAGGTGCAAATGTTTTTGCTTGGGGTCAAGAAGGTCGATGGGAAATTTGTCAATTTGAGTCCGTAGAATTAATTGATACAAATAAATATTTACTTAAAAAGCTGTTAAGAGGCCGCAGAGGCACAAATAAATTCATAAATACACATCAGGTAAATGATAAGTTTATTTTACTTGATAGTAATAAAATTGTTCGTCAACAATTAGTTTTAAATGATATTGCTTCTACTTATTATTATAAGTTTTTAGCCTCTCAACAAACATTAGCAGATGTAACTGCTAAATCATTTACTATAAATGATAATGCTTTAAAGCCATTTTCACCAATCAATATTACATATGATGACAATAATGGAGATTTAATTTTCACTTGGACTCGACGTACTAGACGAAATGGTTTCTATTATAATTTATATGATAGTGTAGGAGGCTCTTTACAAGAAGACTTTGAAAAATATAAAATAGAACTCTATGACACAAATAATATACTAATTCGTTCTGAATTTGTAACAACAGCTACATATACATATACTCTTGTCCAACGGATCCAAGACGCTGTATTTGATAATTTTACAATAAAAATATATCAACAAAGCGCAGTAGTTGAAGATGGCTTTGATGAGGTATATACATATCTTTCATCCGTTGATGTAGATCTTAATTTATATTTTTCGACTGCTTTATCTTTTGATTCAGCATATATTCTTCCTATTGTTCAACCTTATTTAAGTGGATATGGTACTAAGTATGGCTTAAATTATGGAGGTGATGCGTTTAATTATTATTTCTCGTCTCAAAATAATATTGAAATAAAAGGGCATTCTGTCGTATCAATACAATCAGATGGGACTGATGAATTAGCATATATACGGCCTAAGATATTTCCTTCTTCATATCAATTTTTATTTAAAATAAAAGGTGTACCTACTAGTGGGACTATTCCATTCTTTTTAGAACGTTATAATGATTCTCCAGAAAGTCCTTTTATTGGTTTAGCTCTTGTAAATGGTAGGTTTAATAGAGCTATAAGATATAATTTTAATAGTGGAATTTCTTACTACTATTCTGGCGTTACTTATAATGGTTCAGATTTTTACGTTAAAGTAATTTATTCTCAAAAAAATGAAGAAATTACTTTTTATATGTCATATGATTTAGAAAATTGGACCTTCATAAGTACAGAACAAATAGCTTACTTACCCTTGCCTTGTTTATGTGGTAATACTTCTGTTGTAGCAACTTTTGAATTAATTGAATATTCTCCAGAAATAATAGTCTCCAAAGATTTAAATGCTACTTATGTAGAGATGTGCTCTAAATTAGGCGCAGTTGTACATTGGTCATTTGATGAGCTTTCTGGTCAAACAGCAATTGATAGCATTGGTAGTTTAAATGGAACTTATAATAATACTATATTAACCCAGACGCCCTTACAACTCGAATCTGATTATTCTATTAAATTTAACACTGGAGGCTTCATTTCAACTCCATTAAATTTAACTAATAATACAGATATTACTATTTCATGTTTCTTTAAAAGCCCTATACAATTACCTTCTACTATGAAAGTAATTTGTAGCTTAGGAGATACAATAAATGAAACAGATAAAAAAGTATTATATATAAGTCAAGGTTATGTTTATGCTGATGGTTCAAAAAATTTAACAAATCTTTTCATATCTTTTGGTGATACATATTTAGACACTAAGGTTGCAATTAATGATGACTTAATTCACCATTTAATTGTGAGCGTTAAAACAAATGAAGTAAAAATTTATTTAGATAATCAATTACTTACGTATGAGTATAATAATACAATTGGAAATATAGATTTGACAGGAAGTCAACCTTTATTGATTGGAGCTAAAACAACCACTGATACTGCCTTTAATTGGCATGGTTACCTGGATGAATTTAGTGTCTTTACAGAGGTTCTTCCTTATGCTAAAATTAATCAATTATTTAAACGCAGTATTTCTACTTATGCTCAATTTATTTATCAATTAAAGCCATATGCTTATTATCCATTAAATGATTTACGTGTAAATGATTTTTCTGGGAATGAATTTAATTTAGTAACTAGTAATGCATTAGTTTTAACAAATAGTTTAGTAGCTAATAAAAAAGATTCAGCGTTACAATTTGATGGTACAGCTTATGTGAAAACAAACACACCGGCATTAACTAGTGTTGCAACTATTTGTTTATGGGTTACTTTTGATTCTTCTGCCTCAACAGTTAAAAATATTATATACAGTACAGGACAACCTGACTCTACTCAGGGTGAAAAAATAGAAATAGGCTACATAGATGAATTAGGTACATCTTCTTTAGCTGTCTTCTTCGGAGGTAACTATATAAAAGATAGCTCGCTCAGAAACATAAAAGACGACGCAGTACATTTTATCTGTGTAGTTCTTGGTCCAACCATTGATGCAACTGAACTTTATTTGGATGGTATAAAACTTACTACTGTTAAAAATAATACCACAGTAGAAAAATCAACTATTGATTTAGGTTATACCTATTTAGGTCGTTCTGTTGATGCTGTTTCTAATAACCATAAAGGAAAACTTGACGAGGTAACTATATTTAATAAAAAGCTTACTCCCGAACAAATCTTAGTATTATATAAAATAGGTAAGCAAACTTATAGTTCTTTAGCTTTAACTAAATCTACTTTTGCTTATTTTAAATTTGAGAAAACATTAAATTTAATTGAGATAAAGGATGAATATCTTCAGTTAACTTCTACTGACTTTAATTTAATTTCGCTTGAGAGTGGTAATTTAATTGAAGAAACTGGTTGTAAATTCATAGCTGAAACAAGTTATGTGAAAATTATTAATTTAAATAATAGTTTAAATACACTAAAAGGATTTAATTTTATTACAGCGATTGATTCACAATTAACCGCTAAATCATCAATTATATCCTTTGTTAATCAAACATTAACGCAGGGCTTTATTCTTTCATATACTTTATCTGGTACATTACTATTTGAAACATATGGTAGTAATGGTTTACTTGATTCTATTAATGTGACAATAGATCGTACTCAACAAATGCATATTGCGATTGAATGGTCGGGTTTAAATATAGGCGATATTCTTACAATTTATGTAAATGGTCAAAAACAAATAGTTTATACATTTACATCTACGTGGTCTTTGCCTACCACTGATCTATACTTAGGTCAAAATACTTTAGTATCTTCTTCTGGATGTGTTTGTTGTATTTCACATTTAGTTTTAAATAATGAGCTTATTGGCGAATTTGAAATTGCGTCTTTAGCAAATTTCATGGAGAAAACAAATGCTTAATAAAATTACTTATTTATTTGAAGAGCTAAAGTTAAGTCGTAGAATAACTTTATATTTTACGCTCTATCTTACATACTTTAGTGTGCACGAAAGTTTCGCATTTGCGAAAGATGCTTCAGATTTAACAGGTACCGCTGCTATTATCAGTGCAATAATGATACCTGTTTCTGGCTTACAAGGTTTTGTGTTTAAACATTATCAAATAGGTCGTAACAATGGATAATATTTTAGATATATTAGGTGTAGGAGCCTCTGTCGCTAGTGGCGGACTCTTTGGATTGTTAGGTTCTGTATTTTCTTGGTGGTCAAAACAAAAAGAAAGAAAATTACGTCTTGAAGAAAAAAGAGAAGAATGGCGGCAGCAAAAAGAGTTAATTCAATTACAACAACAAAGTAGTATGCAACAAGGTAGTTGGCAGGGTTTAGCTGTATCTCTTCAAGATGAAGCAACCTTAAACTCACAACCCAATTATAGATGGGTAATTGCTGTAAAATCTTTATTTAGACCATTTATAACTACCTTTTTATGGGTTATGGTAGGTTTTGAAGCCTATATGCTCTTAACAGGAAGAATAGACTCGACTATTCGTGCAATAAGTGAAGGAACTGTTTTATTTGATTTTAATATGCTACAAGTTTTAGTTAAATACATTATATATAGTACAGTCTTCTGTGCAGTAGCAGCTACTTTGTGGTGGTTTGGTGAACGCGCAGTTTTACCTCCTGAACTAAAAAATAGGTGATAATATGGGTGATTTAACAAAAAATTTTAGCACACATGAATTTGCCTGTCCTTGTTGTGGACAAGCTTTTATGGATAAAGGTTTTATGTTTAGGCTACAAAGATTACGAGAAGAGTATGGTAAATCTTTTAGTCCAGTAAAAGGAGGAGGTTATCGTTGTGTTAATTATGCTAAGTCTAAATGTACAGCGCACAGAGAAGGGAAAGCTATAGATCCGGATATACCTAAAGAAGATTATTTTATTTTTATAAAATTAGCCATGAAGCATGGCTTTACAGGAATAGGTGTAAAAAATAAAAAAGGGCATTATCAATTACATATTGATGATGCCCTAGAAATTAAAGGAATAAGACCTAGACCATATTTCTGGTCTTACTAATTGCCCCGCCTCTTCGCGCCCTTTATTGGGCGCGCTTTTTACTTTATTGACTAAATAAAGTATACCAATAGATTCTTTTATTGCTAAGTTTAGCTTTTTAGTTGCTTTTTTATATTTAGCCACTGATTCGGCTTGATATGCCTCAATTAAAAGCTTCCTAACAAGGTCTGCTTTTATAATCGCATCATTTAATTTCAGGTCATACATTTTTCTCATTCTCCCAACATTTAGCTACAGCGTGAAATGGCAGATTTTCTGTCGTCCATTGACTGAATTGTATAACTAATTTTTGACCAATATATTTTTCTTTATTAGACAAATAGAAAAACTTATCATCAAAAGTTCCTGGTAAAACTACGTCAAAAAACTTTCCTTCTTTTGTGACACATTTAGCCATAGGATGATTTTTCTCGGAGAGAAAAATATCAACTACTTCAAACTCATCATCCTCAAAATGTTTAATCTTAATTAAGCTTTTTGATCTTTTTCCTATTTCATAAGGAATGCCAGGCAGACGTAGTATAATTCCTTCATAACCTTCACCTCTAGAGATAGCCATCGCAGCTGAGATAGAAAAACCACTCTCTTCTGTAATCGCAAAAGTAGGAACTAATTTAGCATTATCACCTAATTTTAATGTATTTAATAATTGCCACCTAAATTTAAAAGACATTGTTTCTACGCAGTCAAAGACTCGTAATTTTATTTTCTTTGTTCCTTCTTGTGGAACAGTTAGCCATGATCTCAGAATATTTAAGGGCGTTCCATGGTGATAGAGCTCGCCGTCTATAGTTAGACCTTCTGGGAGCTCCATCCCTTCTAAAATATGATCTATAGTTGTTATTCTTTTTCCATTTCTTGAATATGCGATTAATTCACCATCTTTGTTTGTAATTAAGCATCTATTGCCATCATATTTAAATTGCCACCAAGCCCCTAAGAAATCAATATTTTTAACACGATGCCATGGTTGAGCTAACATAGGCTTATGGAAACCTAATACATTTGTACGTCCTTTTTTTGCTTCTTTAATTGTTTCTTTATATCCTTTTAATTTTTGTTTATTAATTCGGCTTTCAACTCTAGACTTTATCTGCTGGTATACAGAACGTCCGCCTTTACCGACAGTTACTTCTTCAAATGTATCTTGTAAAGCACCTCCTAAATGCCCATGTGAGATTTTAATAGTATTATTATTTAATACAGAAATTCGCCACACACGCAGTTTATTGTCTGCACCAAGATAATAAAGTTTTGTAGGCTGAATGCTAAAAAGATTCATTGATTAGTCCTCATAAACGGCCAATAAAACTGCGTCAGCGCGGTCTACATCTTTCTTTCTGGTTAAGTATCTAGCAGTCTCAGGAAACATTTTTAAAACATATTGCCTCGCTGCATCTTTTTCAGTAGCTTGTAAGAAAAAATGACGTTTCCATTTTTGAGGCGTAATTAATTTATATTCAATATCTAAAGCAACACAAAGAGCCTCAGGCCAACATGCTGCGTAGCCAAAATTGAAGCTAGCAATTGCACTTTGTTTTGTAAACGCTTGAACCTTTTCTATATGGACAATTAATTTTCTGTCACTAGCAAAAGCCATATTTTTCCAAGCTTCTAAAATTTCAAATAAATATTTACCGTTTATTGATTTTTTCTTTTTCTTTGTGGTTAAAATTTGTTCAGTCATAGGCATATCAATTATGCCTACAATTTCATTAGCTTGTTTATCATAAACAGCAAGGGCTCCAGTTGCCCCTGGATCGATACCTATAATTATTGGTTCCACCAGTGTCTTTCTCCTATGTCAATTTTTTCTTTAGCTTCTGCCCATGAAGGACCTTTTTCCATCTCCATAATAATAGGAACATTAAACTCTATAGCTGTTTCCATAATCTCTGCTAATTGTACAAATTCATTATGGAGATCAGGATGATACCCTAAATCCAATTCATCATGTACTTGTCCATAAATTGGTATTCTATTAAATAGACCTTCTTTATAAGCTAAAACCATTCCTTTCTTAATGAGATCCGCCGCCGATCCTTGTAGCCTATAATTTAAAGCTTTATATGTTTCTGCGCGGCGGATTGCTTTACCATAACGAGAAACAGCTGCTTCATACGGCAAAGGATAACCTTTACCTCTAATTGGCTCCCATTTATCAAATGTAGTTCGTCTATTTAAGATAGTTCTAATTTCACCTTGTCGCTGTGCTATTTGAGAGCATTCTTCCAGCAAGCGTTTAGCTATAGGGAATTTTTTATGATAATGTGTTATAAATAAATTAGCTAATTGCTCTACTGGTTTAGATAGAACATTAACTCCAAAACTTTTAATTAGGTCATAAATTTCCTCCATTGTGAAAATCATGCCCATTTGTGATGTTATTGTTGCCTTGCCACCACCGTACACTAATGAAAAATTCATTGTTTTGACGGCGATTCTTGGTAATTTACCACCAAGCTCTTTTCCTACATAAGCATGATAATCAGTAAATGGATCATCTCTATATTGTTGTATCAAATCTTTATCATTCGAGAAATGAGCTAACATCCGTAGCTCAATCGAACTATAGTCAGCTTTTACCCATTCATATCCTTCTTCTGGAAGAAAGCAAGACCTAATTAAAGGTCCTATTTCTTTATCTCTTGATGGAATTTGTTGAACAGCTGGTTGACTCGCAGCAAAACGACCTGTTACCGTTCCTCCTGAATCTGATCTTAAAGGATGAAATGAAGGATGCACACGTCCATTTGTATGTTTTTCTAAAATAGCCCCTTTTAGGAAGGTATCTCTAGCTTTTGTATATTTTCTAATATCAATAATTAATTTTGAAGCTTCATCATATTGGCGCTCTAACCATGCTTTCTTGAAACTAGGATTACCTTTTTCTGTATATTCATATTTAATCCCAGCTTTATCATAAAGATATTGTAAATCATTTGTAGAATCTACATTAATTTCTCTACCTGCGAGTTCATTTAATCGTTGCTGTTTTTCATTTATTAATTTTGTTACTTTTTGACTTGAAAAATATGCACGCTCCTCTGAAATTGGGATGCCTCTTAACCTCATCTGTATAAGTAAGTCAATTAGATCACACTCTAACCTAAAAACATCAAGTAAGTTTAGAATATCTAATTGACTCCATTGTTTCTTAAGAATTTGAAAAGGCAAACGAGCGTCTGCTTCAGCGTAGGGGCCAACTAACGCAGGAGGTGCCCTCCAAATATTTTTTCTCTGAGAGCCATCTGGTTTTCCACCATAAGCCCTAGAACACCATTCATAGAGCTCATTACTACTCTTGCCTTCTCCTAAATATTTTTTTGCAATATTATCTAGTGCATAAGAATACGCATTACCATCTAAAACAGCCTCAGCGAATTGTACATCATATTTACGACCACCTACATAAATATTTTCCGTAGTTAACCAACCTACATCATATAAAGCATTCGCAAAAACTTTATCTTTATTATCTTGTAAAAGATCTCGCAAATACGAAAAAACATTGTCAGGATTTAAATTATCTTGAGAATCTATTTTATGTCTAACAGGAAAATACCACGCAGCATCTACTGTCGCGATAGAAACTCCAACTATATGGCCTACTCCCCTTCCCCATCCAGGACCTATTGTCAATAGCTCTGGGTCATATGTTTCTGTATCGATTGCAATTGACTTCGCAGATGATAAATTAGGAAAATCTTTTGGTGGTGTCCATTTTTTTGAATAAGCAGGCAAAGAAACTCTTGTTTCTTTTTTTACATCTTTAAAAGGCTTTATATCAAACAGCACTTGCTAATACTCCTTGAAAATTTACGCCTTTGAAATAAACTTTATGCTGATCAAAATAATAATAAGCGCTATTTTCTATAAATCTTTTAAATTTTCTTGTGTCATATTTTCCTTGTCCAATAATACCCTCTATTAAAGAAGTAGCTCTTTCATTTTTAATAAAATGAGCGCCATCAGTTTTAAACTGGATATAATCTGCGGCGTCTATTAAATTATTTCTTAGTTTATCTGGAATTAGTTGCCAATCTAAACTAACTTCGAAAAAAGCATCAGTAGAGGGAAAATCTAGCTCTAAACCAGAAACAATAATATAAAAGTTAGGTCCTTTAAACCACAATCTATTATTTAATATAGCATATTCTTCTATGCCTGAAGGAAGTTTACAATTTACAAAGATTCCTTCTTCTTTGTATCTATAATTCAAATACAGCCTAAAAATATGCTGGCTAGATAATACTTCAATAAATGATCCTGCCATTCGTATGCCAGGATATTCATTATCTATAAATGAATTAGCGAAATTCCAAGCTTTGACAATTTCTTTATCTGTCCAAAAATGAACAGATTGTGGTACCTTAGGAATTTTTTCTTTTGCTAATTTATTAAATACAATTTGTTGGGTTTCATCAAATAGGGTTAATGTTTCTTCTGTTTCATCAATGAAAAAGTTAGTATCTAACTTTTTCATAGCTTGGACAAATATTTTAGCGTCTACAGCTGTATTTACCTTTTTAAATCGTTTATCTATTACTAAATAACCAATAGACCCTTTTAAGGCGAATAGAAGACCATTACTAATGGTAATAACATCACATGTTTTAAATTGAGACAATAATTTCATTGTCAAGATCTACCTTAAATGTGTTTCCAGTCCAAAGCTCTTTAGATTTTGGCCAAGAGTGATGAAATTCAAAAATAAATAAATTTTGAATATTTGTAGCCATAATTGCTTGCATACATGATACACAAGGACTCAACGTGCTATAAATATTATAAGCATCCTGGATTGCACGACACGCAGTTATTGCACTTATTTCTGCGTGGGCAGCTACACAACTTTTTCCCGGTAAATGTCCTCCACAAGGGACCTCTTGGCAAGCTGGTAACTTTCTAGGTGGGCTATTATAACCTATAGACAATACTCTATTATTTTTATCGGTTAAAATAGCTCCAACCTGTCTATCAATGCAGCCAGAACGTTTGCTTGCGAGCAACGCCATTTGCATATAATATATATTAATATTAACCCTCATTAAAACGCTTCTCTATAAAAACCTTTATTTGTTTCATAACCAAATATGATTGGTTCTTTTTGCTCTTCATCTACAAAAATTATACATCCATTTATACGTTTACCTGTATAACCTTTTGCCGAGGTGAGTCTTAATGACTTACATTCTATTACTAATTCTTTATGAGCTTCTTTACTTAAAGACACAGCTGTAGGATACTCACCAAATTCATAAATAAAACGTTCTTTAGCTTTAATCAACTCTTTTAACATTACAAAGCCATCTCTGCTTCTATTGCTGGATAATGTTTATAATTAATTAATGATGCGTCTTCTGGTTTAAAAGAAAAGACTGAACAATCATTAGAGAGACTTAATCGTGGAGATCTATATGGTGTTCTCCATAATTGTTCGTTAACTTGTTCTAAATGATTTAAATAAATATGTGTATCACCAAGATATACTTTTAATTGACCAGCTTTTAAGCCTACTGTTTTGGCAATTAAATGTGTGAGTAAAGCATAAGATGCTATATCAAAAGGTAAGCCTAAAAATACATCACAACTGCGCATATAAAAAGATAAATCTAAAAAAGATTGTCTTCGTACATATACTTGCCAGAAAATATGACAAGCTGGTAAGCATTGACGTTTTTCAGCTGGGTCCCACGCTGACACAACCATACGTCTATCAGTTGGATTATTTTTTATAGTTTCAATTAAATTAGTTAATTGATCAACTCCGTTAAAATCTCTCCATTTTGCTCCGTAAATTAATCCCATATCGTCAGGACCACGACAATATTCAGATTCTTGCCATGAAGGTGCATTTGCGTTTGCGTCCCATATTTTAGTGCCAAGTTCCCTCATTTCAGCTGCAGAAGTTACTCCACGTAAAAATCCAGCTAATTCAGCGCAGACTGAATTAAAATATAATTTTTTTGTTGTCACGACTGGAAAACCTCGTAAGAGGTTAAACTGCAGAGTGCATCCAAAAACTGAAAGAGTGCCTACGCCTGTGCGATCTTGACGTTTTTCGCCATTTCGCATAACATCGCTCAGAAGATTTAAGTAATTTTTCATATTTTTTCACCTGTGAGAGTATAGAAGGCTTCCCTAAGAAGATTTTCATCAACTCCTTCTTTTTTCGCTTCAAAATATGCTACAGTTAGATCAACTTTTAGAATGTCTAATGCCTCAATTACAGACATTTTTTTCTTTGTTTTCTTTTTTGGTTGTTTTTCTTCAACTAATTCAGCGTCTAATTTATTTCCTTCTTCGTCTTTAACATCTACTTTAAAAGGATTATCTTCTTCGTCGCTATCCTCTTGCTCGATATTAGATATGTTTTCAGTAATCTTTTTCGATTTTTCTTTTTTCTTAGTTTGTTGCTTTTCTTCTTTTATCGTTTCTTTAATTGCTTGTATATCCTTAACTGTTGACGCAGGCGTAATATCTCCAAGATTAACAAATTCATCTAATTTATCATAAGGTAATTGAGTCAATTCATAAAGACTACGCGAACTAGCGGGAAGACTAGAACTATATTTAATCAATTTTTCAGCGTTGCGGCCTATTTTAGCAAATTGACTAGCACTAGAATTACTTAAGCCCCACTTTTCTAGTGCTAATTCTTGAAAATCATATTCAGGTGAACCTTCACACCTGTCTTTCAAAGTATATACAATTTTAGCGAAGACTAAAAGACTTTCTACAGTTTTTTTCTGAAACTGAATACCAAGATCAATTAGATCGTCAATTGTAGCTGCTGCGTTTATTGTCTCTTGTAAATTCATTATTCTGCTTCCTCAAAAGTGTCACAAAAAGTTACATCGTCTTCCATACAATACCCAGTCATATCTACATTTGATGGTAGATGTTCTATATCAAAATTTAATGCATCTTCATCGGCCTTCTTACATTTACCTTCTTCAGTACAATATTTACAACTTATCGCCATCTTGCTATAAACTCCCAAGTTTCTTTATCAAATTGCTTTTGTAAAACAGAAATAAGCTTAATAATTTCTTTTTCAGATAAAGCATTCCAAATTGCTATAGCATTTTGAACTGTTTTAGTACTCTCAGGATGACGCTCTAAAAGAGTTCTTATTAAAATAGCTTTCTGAGCTTCAGATGCTGACGAAATATATCTCACACATTTCCGTAAAAATGCATTGGCTTCTTTTTCGTCAATTTCTTTATTTTCCATAACGTTCAACATTCACAAGTTGTTTCTCTCGAATCTTTAATAAAAAATGAGATGATGTAAATTCAAGTTCATTTAGTATGTTAAAAATAAATAATTGACAATCGACAAGCTCTTCAACCAAAGCATCTATATTTACATCTTTAGGCTGTTTCCAAGGTCTCCAATTTGTTTCATTTAAAACTTCATTTGCTTCACAAACTAATGCAATTGCATTATTTGCTAAACGTTTATCTTTTGTTTGGCCCATTGATAGTCTAAGAATAGATTGAATTTCTTGTTGTAAGGCCATCGCTGTCGCTAATTGATCAGAAGGTAAAGTATGTAATTTTTGGATAACGTCCACTAAAGTCTACCTCTAATTGTTTAGGTTGTTTCAATTCGCAAATGCGAGAGAGAGCTTCCTCTACAGAGGAGGGCACAGCTGAATCAGACCGCTGTTTCCACCAAAAAGATGAAATTGAATAAATAGAACTTTTAGGATCAAACGTTAAAAATTGAGTTATAGTTTTTAAATCTTCACATGAATAAGTGACCTTTAATAGGTCATTTCCTTTTTTTGACATGTAAGAAGTATAATATACATTTTTAACAGTTAAAAGTTTTCTTTTTGACTCTTCTTTAGAAATTACAGGTGCTTCAGATGCTGTTTTCAACAGCTTAGGCAAAGGCTTCCATTCAAAACCGCAATCAGGACATATTTTAACCTGTAAAGGTACAACTTCATCACACTCAGGACAAACTTTTGTTAATTGACGCCCTTTTCCCTTTTTATCTTTTTGGATTTGATCAAGCTCTAATTTATCAATAGGCCCTAACCGTTTTAAATTCCCTGCGAAGTCTAAAACTAGACAATCAGGCTTCTCTGACTCTGCTATTGCTTTTAACCTATGCTTTTTATTGTGTATGTCAAAATTATCTACCGCGTTTTTATTATAGATGACCCTTGAGCCTCTACCTATCATTTGCACATGTAAAACTGGTGACTTTGTTGGCCGCATTAATACAACCATATCTATTCCTGGATAGTCAAACCCAGTGGTATATTTTTCAACGTTAACTAATGCTTGATATTCTCCCTGTTTAAATTTTTCAATTATTCGTTTATTTAAGGAAGAAGGTAATTTAGAGTGAGCAAACGCAGTTTTTACACCAAATCGTTCTAAAATATCAGCTATTTTTTCAGCATGGTTAATACTGATTGCGAATATTAACCAATGCTTTCTTGTATCTTTATATCTAATTAAATCTTTACAGATTTGTTCTGTAATATCTGTGGAGGTACAATTTTGTTCCAAAGATTTAACAGAATAATCACCTGCAACTACTTTGACATGGCTCAAGTCCATTTGTATTTTTGCTTGCTTTGTTGAGAAGGAACAAAGAAAACCTTCCTGAATAAGTCTTTTAATACTTATTTCAAAGATTATTTTATGAAAAATCTCATTTGGTCCGACAATAGATCCTTTACCTAACCGAAAAGGAGTAGCTGTTAAACCTAACACAAAGGTAGGATTAATTTCGCTAAGTAATTTACGATATTGACTTGTCTCTTTATCTGGTATTTTATGTGCTTCATCAATTATCACTAATTGATAATCTTTAAAAAGACTTCCTGAATTATAAACAGACTGAATTGATGCTACAGTTATATCTTCGACCTCACGCTGAGAAAGCGACGCTGAATTTATACCTATTTTCAGATGAGGTATATATGCCCGTAACTTTTCGGCATTCTGCTGAATTATATCAACGGTGTGAGATAAAATTAAAACTTTTACATTAGGATATAACTCTTTAACTTTGGAACAAATTAAAGCAATTATATGACTTTTGCCAGCGCCTGTTGGCGCTACAATTAAAGGATTCTTTCCTTTATTATTTGAATCCTTTATAAAGTAATAAAAATTTTTCCAAGCTTGTTCTTGGTAATAAAAAGGCTTAAACATCGTCATGCTTTAATGCTATCATATTTATCACACGCAGCTTCTTGATCTGCTAAAGATAATTCATGTTTATTTACTTTGGGATTAGTACAAATCCATTTGCCTTCATCACAAGGCTCAGAAGAACTACATGTTCTACATGTTTTTTCATAATTTTCATGCAAATGGCAAACATTAAACAGGTCACACCATGTGCATCTAAAGTAGGTAGGATCTTCAGACAAACGTTTCATTGGAACAGGTGATAAAATTATATCATCTGCTTTAGTTAATAAAATTTCTGCGGTTTGTTCGTCTTTCTTGACCAACTCAAAATGGAGTTCATCCGTATTTTTATTTAAGAATATATGCAAACAATTTTTTAATTTATATCTAGATTTTTGCATATAGGTCATAATTTGACCATAATATTCTTCACTGTATTCTTTTAGTGATTTTTTTGCTCGCTGCTTCCAATACTTTTCTTGTGCTGTTTTATATTCTATTAAAGCTACTTCATTTTCATCTAATCCTGGGATATTAGTCCCTAAATTATCTATATGCCCTTTTGAATGTCCCCAAGAATGACTAAATTCTTCTTTATCGTCTAAAATATTTATTCCTAAATGTTTTAAATAAGCACGAAGTCTTTCTTCTTCACTATGTCCTCTGCTAAACGTAGCTTCTTTTTTGGGGGTCATTGTAACCTTAGAAGCCCATCTAAAATAAAACCAAAGATAAGCTTTACAAGGATGACCTATTTGGCTTAGACCTAAATAAGGTCTAGGTAAAACTTTCCATGAAATGGATTTTAATTTTTTATTTAAAACATTATTTATGATATTCATTTGACTTTATGTTGGAAAGGTAAAGCGAAAGGATAACCATAGTGTAGCCAAGCTACATTGACGTCTAATTCAGAAGCTATTCTAAATAGAACAGCTTCTTCAGCTATACTCTCACATTCAATTCTAGAGAGTGTTGGTTGTGATATAAATACTTTCGAGGCAAGAGCCTTTTGAGTATATCGTCGTTTCCGTCGAATATACCTGACTCTTGCCCCGACAGTATTTAGTTTAATTAAAAGTTCTTTATTCAAAAGAGTCCGCTATCAGACTCCCCGTCAGAACCTCCATGAAGTTCATTGACGGGCAAGAACTTTTTAACTACATTTGAATCCTCGTATCCATCCTTACCTTTTTGGATACCTACAACAATACCAAAAGGCTCACCATGAAGCTGCGCTGTGTCTGTTAACTCATCAATTCCCAAAATTGTACAGAGTCGTTTCAATTGGCCTTTACCAATTCTTACGGCCATTTCACTTGGATTAACGATATTAAAGTTATGCCAAAGCTTCTTGCCATTAAATTTACCATCACCTCCATCATCCAATACTTCCATAGTGATTTTGATGTACTCACCAGTACCGGCGGAGGTCGGTTTTACGTCACTCTCTTTTACAACAACAATACATTTAGAACCAGTGGGGATCAGTTCAAAACCAGCGTCTTCTTCATTCTCGGGCACAAAAGTATTATTCAGCAGAACCATTATCGGTTTCTCCTTTCAGATTAGCTTGGATTTTATCAAAGATAGCAGATAGATTTGGACGTTCTTTTGCAGATAGAATCCCAGATCGATCTTTAGCTTCATATTGAATATCGGGGAAAGTTTGAAGGTAACGATATTCTTTACCTTCATGTTTTCCGATACGCATTGCAAAGACCATATCAACAAGATATGGCATATTTGCAGGAAGAACTTTACCTGGAAAAGCAGGACCAAACATCTGTTTTCCAGTTAGTTCGTCTTCTATTCGAGTTTGTTTTGCAATAAATACTACATGCATAGGTAAACTTTTAAATTTTCTTACGACAGCAACTAGATTTTCTGCCATATCACCATATGCACGGCGGGGATCACGTTCTTCTTTTTTTCTAGCAGCAAGAACAACTTCTGCTACTTCTGATAATGAATCAAAATAAACTGTTTGGTAGTCATGGTCTCCTTTCGCTAATTCTTCATAAACTTTAGCGAGGTCATTAATTGAGCGTATTTCAACATAATCTATGTTGAAATTTGCCAGTGAGAGCAAACCATCTTCCGCAGCGAGGACCAACGGTTTTGGTGCTGTACTAGCTAAAAAGGTCTTACCTACACCAGACTGTCCATATATAACACAATTAATATATGGATTATTTAAGTAAGAACTTGTTTTTTTGATTGGTAATGCCACAGGCACCTCCAGTTTCCCACCTCCCACCCGCCAAAAGGCTCAATTAAAATTTACTGCCCGAGTTCTTGCTTAGCCCACTCCTTAGCCATGGGCATATAGGTATAGAAAGCGCCGCAGGTACTCGGAGCATAACCGAGTTCTTCACTCATTTTAGCCACAAATTCTTGCTTCTTCAGATCAGCATTGGCACGCATGAAGCGTACGACTTCCTCCATGGGAAGTTTAGCCGAAACGCCCACACCTTCGCCGATAAGACCAAGTTTTTTGGCTTGAGTCGAATAAGTAGATGCGGCGGATTTCTTGGTGTAGCCAAATTTATCAACCATGGCCTCAATAATTTCAGCACGAGACTTTCCTGCATCTGCTTCTTGTTTAATGAATTCTCGTACCTCCTCGGACTTATGGCCTTTATGTGCAGTCAGACCTGCCTCCGACTTCAGCTTACGGAAACGGGCAACCGCGCTCGAAAGCGTCAGATCATGCTCTTCATGGAGTTTCATGATGATGTCGTCATCTTCCATCCCTTCCTCTTTCCATTGCAGAAAGAGTGGCAGCAGAGCATCTTGCTTCTTTGCTTCAGTAGCAACTTCATTAGTTTCAGTAACTTCTTGATTCATGTCTTCAGACATTTTTATCTCCTAACGTTAAGTGAAATAAACCTACAGTTAATTTTATTTTTTTAACTGTAAGAATAATTATAACAAGAAAAAGAAAAAAGTACAATCAAACTTTTTTATACTACCTATAAAATTATTTTATATGGTAAAAATTAAAGACGACCTTGTGCTGTCAATCTTACAACATTTTTTAAAGGTCTGTTTGAAATTCTAATATCAACTTGCTTGAGTTTGACGAATTCAATAAAACCAAGATCAGACAGAGCAGCACATATAGCCATACCTTCTTTTGTTTGAACCGCGGTATCTTTAGACAAATATCGCAGAACACCGGATAAAGGCATAAAATGTTCTTTTGCAAAAAGATTTAAATAAGCCTGCTCGAAAGGTGTATTACGTATAACTTTTTGCCACCTTGATGGTTTAGCATCTGCTGCCTTAATTGCATCTAACATCGCTTGATGTTTTTCATCTAAGCCTTTATCTCTAGCGATAAGTGTCCAAATTCTATTTGCTCTTACTTCATATTGATAGTCTCCTAAGCTAATTGCAAGATCAATTAAATCTGGGGTAGTTACAGGTTGTGTTGCAAAAGGATCTTTTCCTGTTTGATGACATTCCCATAGATGTTGCATAAAAGTTAAGACAGTAAGATAACGCTCACTGCTCATTGCAACGCGATCGATAAATGTTCTAAATTCAATATCTTCGGAATAGAATTCTAATCTTTTTTCTTTATCCCAATCAACATGCTTTTGTCGATTTGGGCCATTTTTATTTGGATCTACCCAATTTTCATCGTAATGAATCGGAACGTTTCGTGATATTTCATCAAAAGGGCCTTTTGATGTACTCGTTACATGTGCACTACAAACTGTTAAAACATATTTAATAAAGTCTAATGTTTCAAGTGAAAAATTATAATCTCTAGTTACTTCTGCATCCAAAAAAGACACAATTTCATTACTTTCTGGTTTATCTGGAATGTAGTAATCAAATCGACCAATTACACCTTTATATAAAAGGCGAGGATTCATATAACGTTTAATTGACGCAGGTTGAGTTGCAAATAATAAATTATAACTTTCAAATAATGGCGCATCTAAATTTTCTTTTTCTTTTCCTGCCTTTGTCACAGGTGGGATAGGAATACCATCTTGTATGTTAATTACTACTTCAGCTAGATTTGATACTGAAGTATTTTCATCACTCATTTTTGCTATAATTGAAGTACATTCTGTGTTACGCCAAATAGCCCCATATTTATGATGATTACTAGTCGCCCATTTATGAAAAGCACTTAAGCTCGTTATTTCAGCATTACCAGAAATTAATGAATACACAATTTCTAACGATCTAATATCAGCTGATGCTAGATAGCCTCCTTGAAGTAAGTGATGTGCTAAAGCCCTTATAGGACCTGAAATATTCAGGTCTTTACCTCCAGCTGATCTAGCTAACATTAAATGACAACCATTAGGTTTTCTTGTTTTTAATACTGGCATTACTGGTATATTTTGGCTTAGTAATGCAAATAATGAAATTATTGTTGCAAAATTAAATGACCTAATTGGGTTAGGTGACATTGACGTAAAATCTTCCATTAACAATGTTAATGGTTCACAACCTTTAGTTAAGGTTGGAAAATCTACAATCCAATCAGCGTCATGAATTGTTACATCATTATTTATTCTAATATTAGTGCTTTCAACTTTTGTTGCGAGAGCTAATTCATCAATTTTATGAGATACAGCTGCTTTAGCACTTCGTTTTATGTCGTTAAATCTTTTTTGCCACCTATTATCTCTATTAGATTCTGGTACCCTACACATTAAACTTTGTACAATATCTGTGACATACTTCGTATCTTGTACAAAATTTGCAAAATGCATACATAAAGCATGTAAATTTTGATGATAATTTTCTGATGTAATTACTTCTTCCATTGCTTTGACTGGATCAAAGATGGAAATTAAATCTGATTCAACTTCCTCATTTAAAGAATGATCTTCTGTTAAATTTTCACCAAAAGCATTTAATATTTCTTCCCAATCGTAGCGTTTTACCTTATCACAAAGGTCAGGTGTAAACGCATAAATTTCTTTCCCTCCTGCTTCCAATGAATATTTTATGAAATCTTCTGAAGGAACTGCTTCTATTGAAGTAAAATCTTCTCCTGTAAGGTGAACTATTCTTGTTGCAAATCGTGCTTTTTTCTTATGCCAAAATCCTGGAACCCTTAAAGCTCTGTTTCGGCCATTTGCACCAGGATCTGACCCATAAATTTTTGTCATAACTTGAACTTGGATTTTTTCCCAAGTTTCAAGATCTTCAGAATATGTTAGCCAATAATAATGATATTTTAACCTTGACGTTTCAACTACAAACGAATAAGGTAAAGGAAATTCTGACGGGGCTCTTGGTCCTTTACTCTGCTTTTCATCATCTTCTATCCAAATGGCCCTCGCAGCTATTACATTATCTTTTGTGCGCCGTGACCCCTCTATTTCATTAATCGCAACATAAATTCCGCAAGCTTTTGCATTTAAGAAAAATAAATGACTTTTATGCTCAAAAATAGAGCCGTAAAAGGAGCGCGCGCAGTAATCATTATGCACCCATTCCTCATCTATTTTATCTCCTTGATCATCATTTGTTTGCCAATGAAACTTAACAGATGATTCTTCGACAAAAAATGACTCTGGCTTAGTCCCTGCTAAGGTATGAGTGGCGACAGCACTACTTATTTCTTCTGCGTATTCTTGAGATAATAATCCCAAAAATAATTCTATATGTTCTAGATAAGGCTGTGTTTTAGTATATAATTGACGCTTATTAAAAAGCTCTTTTGCTTGTTTAAAATCATTTTCTATAGTCATTTATCTTCTACATTAAATTTTATACAATCTTTTTTTATTTTTTCAATTAATTCTGTAAAAAATGACCGATTCACAATTATTATACTAGAAGTTTTTCCTTCTAATAATTGTTTTATTAATTGAATAGAAGATAATTGCTTGTTTGTTTTCATGGTTAATGTTGCTGATCTTTAACATAAGGAATATTTATTAATGGGTCAGGATCAGAAAAAGCTGAAATTATTTGATTAAATTTATCATCTAAGACTAGATTTAAATTCCAATTATCATCTGCTGCAATGGTTCCTGGAAAAGGCATTGAAATAATGCTTTCGCCTAAAAACCTAACGCCGTATTCATGAACAGCATATAATCGCGATTTAAAATTTTCGTCTACAGGAATAAATACTGTTTTTGATTTTGGGCAGAAAAATGCAGCTGATTCCATTAATTTACTCCAATTAACTTTAATAAGTTATAAATACCGCGTCCTTTAATAGGAGTGTGTCTAACTTTATATAACCCTGTAGAAGGCCAAAAATCAATAATAACTATTGATTCAGTTTCCTTAAATATATTCGTGTAATAATTATAAATTAATCCATTTGAATTATCACACGATAATACTAAATGGAAACCATTATTATGACTTGAAAATGATATACCCTTTTCAACCAAAAGGTTTGTAGAAAATTCTTTATTCTTACGTCGCTTATATTTAGATGCTTCTTTCATGGCTTTAAAATCTTTAACTTTATGCTCCATATCGCTGCCTCATTTTTCTAGCTTTCTCACGACAACTACCACTGCAATAAAGTTTATTTGCTACATCTTTTAAAAAAGTATTATTACAATTAATATAAGCACATTCAACTACTTCTGGCACAAAGTTAGAATCAATATTCATGCCGGGAGATGCTTTTGCTAACAACGCCGCTGCTCTTCTTAAATTTTCAAAGGTTCGAAATTTTTCAAGGCGTAAATCATTTAATTCACGTTCATATTCTTTTAAGATGTTTAAAAGTTCATCTAATGTACTTTCTTCTTCTACTTCTAATACTGATTCAACATAATCTTTGAATGTATCAGATTTAACCCAATCAGCTAGTTGGTCTAAAGCTGTGACTTCTTCTACCATAGATAGAATTAAAAATTTAACTTGTTCTAAAGTTATTTTCATAGCGGAAAATTGTCTCCATAGCTTGAATCGACAATTAGCCATAGATATTCCATGGCATTATAAACTTGAGTCATTGACTCAATGCCGAAGGGATAGTCTAGTGGATCATAAATAATGGGTTTATTTTGGCGATAATCTATTACAATACTATGATATTGATTTTCAATAGATTTAACTATTACAAAATAAACTCCTAAAACATCAAAATCCTGAAGTCTTTGTGGAAAAACTCCTCGCTCTGTAAGCATTAGCAATGCATTTTGTATTGTCTCAGGCCTACGACAACTAAAAGTTTCGTCATTAAAAATTGTTTTTAATGATGCTTCAATGCAACCATTTGGTTGCGCTGAATATCTTTTCAGCTTAAGTGGTAGTACTATTCGAGTAGATGTTTGAGATCCAAAGTCTAGAAATAGTTGATTTGAGTTCAATTCCTTTCACCTTTTTATTTTTTATGAATTTAGTGGGTACGTATTTAGGCTCTTTACCGTATAATTCTTTATATTTTTGCCTATAATCGTCGCCAAGTAAATAACTATCATATTCAAACATTTATTTTAACCTAATAATATTCTTTTGTAAAATCAATCTTTTTTATGCCTACATAAGCAATTTTTATTAACTTTAATAGTCAACAATGTATTATAAATTAAGCAACTAGATGGTTTACAATCACCTCCTTTTTTACATTTTGATTTAAGATTAAATTTACACTCTAAATATAACGGCGTAACCACTCTATTTTTGTCCTTTTGGAGCCTTTCTATATTGACGCATAAAACGATAATGATTTCTTCTTTTTGTATAATTTTTTATACCAAAAGAATTTTTGAATCTTGGCCACCTATATTTTTTTTGGTGTAAGCCACCTAGGAAGAGGTCCAAATGTTTCGTCTAACCAGTCCATATTAGTTATTCATTAAGGCTTTTTCAAGTTCAGTTAAATCTTGATTTGATAATCCTTCATTTTCCTTATTATCTTCTAAAATATTTGCTACTAAAGTAGCATATCCTGCTATATCGTTCCAATGATCGATATGGTTAGGATCCCCTGCTATTATTCTTGCCATTTTATGGCAAATCATTTCCAATGATTCTTTTTGAGCAGCTGTTAATATTGTCTCTATTTCATCCTGGCAAAAAAGGCAATTTTTCAATTTTTGTGAAATTCTAGAATGAATCTCAAAATCACCATGTTGACATTTTCTTTCTTTTAAAAGATTCTCTAAAGACATTACCTTCTCCTAATATCTCTAAGATATTTATAAAATGTATCCGAACTTTCTAAAGAATGAATAATAAAATTATGAATGATATCTGCGTGACGTTCAATTACCTCCCTATAATAATTAATCTGGTTTACGGTTAAACCATTATTTAAAGCTACATCTATATCATAATTAGAAATACAAATATAATCAATGAAATTTTCTTCATTGAAGATATTTGGTGGCTCGAAGGTATAATCCGCTGTAACTATAACTTCGTGTAAAGCAAATCCAACTACAGATGAAATAAATTGAACATAAACTTTTTTATCAGAACATGCCTTAAACATTTTAATTGCTCCACATTACTGAAATTATAGTTCCAAATATAAATCCAGCTATAAACATAGATAGATTCGTAAAAATAAGATCTATTTTTGATTC